ATCAAAATCGCCAAATAAAATAAATAGTAGTAGTTAATTAAGGAGAAGCATACTAATGAAAGTATTTTTACAAACATTGGCGCTATTATTTTTAGTACTAGGAAGCAACGCTTATGCTGATCCTATTGTAACAGAAAGTACTAGTAACAGTACAGTCACAACAAAAGGTGACACAAAAACAACAGTTAAAAGTCCACCACCAAGTGCAATCTCACCTAGTATTAATAGCAGTAACAGTGATTTATGTACTGTAGGTATATCGGGTGCAGTTCAAACACAGATACTCGGTATTAGTGGCGGCTCTACTATACGTGATCTAAACTGTGAAAGGCTCAAGCTAGCCAAAACAATTTATGACATGGGCATGAAGGTCGCAGCCGTGAGTGTGATGTGTCAAGACGATAGAGTATTTAGAGCTATGGAAATGGCAGGTACTCCTTGTCCGTTTTTAGGTAAAATTGGTGATGAAGCCCAAAAAGAATGGGATGCTAACAAAGATTTAAAACCTATAAACAAAGAGAAGGAGACATCAAAGAATGACAAACTGGAAGGTGCTTTTAAAGGCATTGGTCTTGTTGGTTTACTGTTTTTGTTACTCTAGTTACGCATTAGCAACAGACACCGCTGTTCCAACCAGTCCAACAACTACAAGTCCAGACACACTAGATTTAAGTGATGGTACCATTACGAATCCACAATATGGATGTCCTAGCGGAACAACAGCGGCACATGTCAATACTTCAAATTGGGGCACCGAAACAGTTCGCTTTGGCGAATGTGTCAATACGTTTGCTATAACATATGCAATCAATCAAGCATTACAAGGCACAGGTGTTAGCATAGACAAAGTCCACTACAGTTGGCGTTATGTCATGTGCTTCAACAAACCTGGCGACAGTTGTAATACTAACCTAAGTAATAGAGTTAACACTAGCACAGGTGAAGTTACAGATGATACATATTTTGATGAACTACAAGTTGTTATTGAAATAACAGATAGCAGTGGAAATGTAGTTGAAACTAAAACATGGAACATGGATACTTGGTATCAATGGAATGCTGCCAACAGTCACAGTGACAATGAAATAAAAGTTGGTTCAGTTTATTGGCAGATTGAAGAAGGCAACATAGAAGTATATAATCACATAGATAAAACAGGAACCATACGCACACCAAACAGTGTAGGTGATGTAAGGTTTAGAATTAGTGGACACGACAAAGGTAATTGGGATGGATACTACGGACCAGTTATAAACAGATTACAAACTTGGTTTACTTATAGAGCAAACCCTTGTAACGATACAGCACTTTATGATCCAAGTTGCCCAGGTTATGCAACAGCCTATGCGGCATGGGAATACGAGCAAAATTGTAGTGCAAATGCACTTTACGATCCAGGTTGTCCAGGTTATGCAACTGCAAACTATAATGCTCAGTGTAGTGCAGATCCATTATACGACAGTGGTTGCCCTGGCTATGCAACAGCATATTACAATCAACAATGTAGTGCAGATCCACTTTATGATAGTGGATGTGATGGATACGAAGCAGCATATCTTTCTCAACAATGTAATTTAGACCAAACGCATAGCAGTCAATGTCCATATTATAGTTCGGCTATTGCTACTAATACACCTGCCATGGAAAACGAAGCAGGACAAGGTAGTGACTTTATTGAAATAGTCTCATCAGAAAATAGTGCGGCATATAATATAATATATTACAATAGTAGTGAAATAGCCGCAGGCGATTGGGTTGCATTATGTGAAACTTATACCGGTGGATGTGAAGATGCAGTGATTTACCAGGTATCATATTTCAATAGCGAAAATGGACCTTATGCGTTTTTATATACAAAAGATAAAGATGGTAATACTTTTATCCCTACAAACGGTGACAAGTATAAATTTATGACAGAGACACAGTTTGATGCATACTGTGATTCGAGTTCACTTTATAGTCCAATGTGTGATGGATATGCGGCTGCATACTTTACACAACAATGCACAGCCAATCCACTTTACAACAGTGAATGCGATGGCTATGCGGCAGCTTACACGGCTCAGCAATGTGAATCTAATCCATTGTACGCTACGTCATGCTCAGGATATGCCGCAGCTTACTTGGCTCAGCAATGTAGTATTAGTGCATTGTATGATAGTAGTTGTTCAGGATACGCAGAAGCCTACTTTGCATATCAGTGTAGTGCAAATGCATTATATGATGAAAATTGTACAGGATACGACGAAGCATATTTAACATATCAATGTAATGCAAATGTGTTGTATGATGAGAGTTGTACAGGATACGCAGAAGCATTCTTTAATGCACAGTGTGAGGCAGACGCAACTTACGATATTCGTTGTACAGGATATGAACAAGCATACTTTGATCAACAGTGTTTATATAATCCACAATACGATCCATTATGTACAGGTTATGTAGCACCAGTTGTTGAAGCAAGTCCAGAAGATTTAATAGATGATGGAGCAGGAACAGGTGATAGTATTGTTGATAGTATTATTGAAGTACCAACATTACCAGTTATTAATTTAATTCCAGAAATACCACAAACAGTAGAAGTACCTCAACCTGAAATAGTTATGCCAGATATACCAGAAGTAGAAGTTGTAGTAGTTGAAGTACCTACTCCTGTTGAGCAAATAGAATTAGAAGTAGAAGCACAAATAGAACAAGAATTAGAAATACTGCCAGAGGTAGAAGTAGAGACCGTAGAAAGCGAACCACAAAATGAAACGCAAGATTCACAAGAAGAGTCCAGTAGTGATGTGGAACAGTCAATGGATAGTGACGGGACAGACGAAGATAGTAGCGACTCCGGATCATCAGAAGAAGATAGTTCCACTGAGGATACTGAAGGAGATACCGAAGAAGTAGAAGAAAGCACAGAAGATGAAAGTACAGAAGATGAGGCTACTGAAGAAGAAAGCACAGAAGAAGAGTCTACTGAAGAAGAAAACACGGAAGAAGAATCAAGCGAAGAAGAAAGCACTGAAGAAGAATCAACTGAAGAAGAATCAACTGAAGAAGAATCAACTGAAGAGAAACCAGTTGTAAAGAAAAAGACTACTAAAAAACTAACAAAGGCACAAAAAGAAAAAGCAAAGAAAGAAAAGATGAAAGAAATTATTAAAGATAAGTTAAAAAAGTTAGCAGATGATATGGGTAAAGCACAAACGCTAGAAGCTCAGCAAGCCTTACAACAAATTATTGCTGCCTTAATTAACTATGTTCCAGGATTTAATGCTTACGGAGAGTTAGCAATACCTGGAGTTGATTTCTATCAATCAGATGAAATATATAAAGATAAAAAAGTTCCAGAGAATCTAAGAGGGTTAAGGAACGGACTTGCAAGTGAATTACTTTGGAATAAGATGGTTGACGAGCAATATGAAGGAATGGAGTAAACACAATGAGTGATAAAACAACATTAGAAGTAGGTGGATTAAAGTTTACTGGAGGTAAACTATTTTTAGTTATTACTATATTATCTACTTTAGGCGGAGCAGCATGGGGAGGCTTTGAATTCTATAATGACTATAGAAATATGAAAGCCAAGATAGAAAAGTATGTAGCACCAGATCTAAGTGGAATTAGAGCAGAACTACAGGTAGTTAACACTAAACTTGACGAAGCACTAGACTATTCTAAAGATATTAAAAACGGATTACGTGATGATATTGTTAGATTAGAACGTATTGTTGATCAAGTAGAAGATGATGTAAACAAAGTTGAAGATAAAACACGTGAGCAAATTGATTTAGCTGATCAACGTTTTGAAAACAAACGTGACCAATTGCTAACTGATTACCAACAAAAAGCAGATAGTTTAACAACAAGTACCGACTTAAAACTTAAAGAATTAGAAAGTAGACTTAACAAAAGACTACAAAGAGCATTAGATAATCCACTAGCTCAGTAATAAAATTAGATACAACACCTCCCAATGGGGGGTGTTTTGTATTATCATAAATATAACTATACTTAAACAACCCCAACAAACACTTGACATTTACACTTATATAATGTATTATAGCGTATACAATGACAAGATTACTTAAAGAGACAATTATATGTTAGATGTTTTTATGTTAACATTCGGCGAACCCGAAGCAGATGACAATTTTGAAATACTAAAATTAAAAGCCCCACATGCCAAACGCATTGATAATGTACAAGGATTACTGCAAGCACACCAGGCCGCAGCAGAAGAATCACGCACAGGTTATTTTTATGTATGTGATGCTGACGCAGTAATACAAGAAAACTTTGCATTTAAGTTTGAGCCTAGTGATAGACGAGAAACATATCCAGGTGTAAAAGAAACAGAATGTGTGTTTACTTATCGTAGTCATAATCCTATTAATGATTTGATATACGGATATGGTGGACTTAAATTGTTTCCTAAAAAGAATTTACTAGCAGTAACAGAATTTAAAGTAGATATGACTACAAGCATTGGTGCAAAGTTTGTACCTAAGTTTGAGATTGCAAACACTACTGCATTCAATACAGATCCATTTAACACATGGCGTAGTGGATTTAGAGAATGTACTAAGTTAGCAAGTAATATTATTGATCACAACAAACAAGTTGATGATGCATATAGATTAGAAGTATGGTGTACACGTGGCGAAAACAGACGCTATGGTGATTATGCAATACTAGGCGCTCAACAAGGCAGAGACTTTGGAACGCACTATAAAGGCAATACAGAAGCCCTACGCAAGATAAACGATTGGGAATGGTTAAAGGAGACATTTAATGAAGCACTCTGATTTTCAAAAAGAATACCATTGGATGAACGGACTAAGTGAATACTTTAAGTTCAATGGACAAGAAGAACGATATGACCAGATTCACAAAGCATTATACCACAACAACTGGTATCGCAAGCGTGATATTATAGTTGAATTATGTGGTAGGATTAACAGCAATCCACATCATGTTAAGTCGTGGATGAATCTGATGTTGCATGAGCATCTACCAGATGTTGATATAAAAGCACAGTTAGTTGCAACACTTATTCGTAAGCATATGAGAGAAGATAAATTTATAGCAAACGTATGTAAGTTTATTAATTATTGGTCAGGAGAAGATGGCGAAGCTGCCGACATGCCGGACATGAATGACTTTCTCAGTAGAGGTCAAGTCAAAAGTAAATTATGGATGGTAAGTGAGTTAGCTAAAGTAGTAGAAGGAAATTTAGGCAACGTAGCATTCTATGGCGGCTGGTATAACTTTATGGCGTACTTTTTATTCTCACAGTTTGAAGTTGACAAAGTATATAGTTTAGATGTTGACAGTAAAGTAATAGATCCAAGTAAACGACTTTACCCAAAACAAGTTGAACAAGAAAGATTTTTACCAAAGACTGTAAATGTATCTAAAATTAAATGGAACAACAATATTGCTACTGTTCCTACTAACCAAACCGACGGAGAAGATCCTGGAGAGTATTGGGAGTTAGATAAAATTGATATGATAATAAACACAAGTTGTGAACACATGAATAACGAATGGTTTGATAACTTACCAGACGGTACTCTCGTTGTGTTACAAACAAATGATTACTTTAGTAATCCACAACATAGTAATTGTTGTAAAGATTTAGAAGAAGCCAAAAATAAATATTCTATGCAAAGTGTAATGTATGAAGGTGAGTTAGATACCTCTCTATATAATAGATTTATGCTAATTGGCATAAAGTAAAAGTATTATATGAAAGACGTAGTTTACATAGATTTTGTTATAGATGATTTCACTGAGCATTCAGACATAGATGCATGTTGTAAAATATCAGCAGAGATTGGATCTAAAGGATTATTGTATGGTCCAGACTTTTGGTTCCATGAAGCATTTGTAGAAGATAGCCAGCAGATTCTTAAATTTGGATTCAAAGACAAACACGAAGCTATGTTAATTAAACTAGCAGGAGTACAAAAGTTAACAACACTACATTAGTTATGCCAGCAGTAATAAAGTTTTATACAGACGAATATACAAACAATAAAGATATGTTTGCTACATATGATGCTATTGGAAATATAGCATCCTTATTGAGAGCTGAAGGTTTTGTATATGCTGAAGATGTTAGACTAGCAGAAGTATATTATAAAGAACAAAATGGTAGGCAAATAATAGCATTTGAATTTGTAGACGAACGCAAAGCAATGTTATTAAAGTTAAAAGGAATTAATAATGGATAAAGAATTATGGGACGTAATACTTGATGGCTTTTCATTAAGAGAATTACAAAAAGAGGCAGCTAAAGCAATTAGTACAATGCCTGCAGATAATAATAGTATTCATAAATTTAATAAACAAGCACATCATAATAGCCAATTATGGTACAGAGCAGTTATTATTCATTACTGTGAAGAACATGGAGGATTTCCTAGTGAAATTGGACCTGGCAAAGATGTAAAATTAATAATGGAGGATTAGGAATGGTACCAAAAGAATTATATAAAATAGAAGATATAGGCGGAGAACTTGTTAAAGATAACGAAACTTATACCCTTAAAGACAATACACTATTAAATAATTTAGTTGTTAGTTCCACAAACCTAAAACCATATAAAAGTACAAACGGACATACACATCCTGGGCAAGAAGAAGTATATTACTTTGTTAAAGGTGCAGGTACAATGTATTTAAATGATGTTCCAAGATTTGTAGAAGCAGGTGATATAGTATTAATAGAAGATGGAGTACATCACAGAGTTAGTACAGGACCAAGTGGATTATATTTTGTTTGTGTGTTTGACGGAAAGCGATCACACTAAATGCAAAACATAACTATTATATTCCGCGGTGGGCAGTGTGGGAACTATCTTGGATATAATATAGGAAAGTATATTACTAAAAGATTTGAAGACCTCTCATCAATAGTTAACCCAGTTAATAACGAATACTTCACTTGCGAAATAGATATATTTAAATACCAAATTGTATGCAGTCATCTTAATCTTCTTGACAACAAACATATTAAAGATTCTTTTTTTCCTACTACCCAGATTAAAGATACTGTCATGCAAAAACGTGGATTTCATGGCACAAAAACCTTAGTTAATAGTAATGCTAAAGTAATAGTAATACATAATAATTCGAATATAGAGTATACAGAAGTGTTATGTGGTATAAAAAAACAATTGATAGAAAATAAGTTAGATGACATATTTATAGGTTATGACTTTAATAGTTCAATTGCAAAAGAACGAAAAAAGAAATGGGAAGAATTATATATTGAACCATATGTTAGAATGGCATCTAACTTTAAAGCAGAAGGATATGATGTATTTAATTTAGAGTACAAAGATTTGTTTATAGATGAAGATGATAATAGGAATAAATATATAGAACTATGTGACTTTCTAAATGAAGATTATTCTAATGAAGGATATAATCATTTAGTTGAATACACAAACAAAAACATAGCTCTAATGGAAAAACATTGTTTGTTTGATAGAAAGCAATTACATTAATGGAATTATTATTAACTAACGTAATTTATGTTGGGTATAGATTATTAGTTACCGCACATATAGTAAAGTTTTTTAACAAATATATGTTTTACTCGGCTGCAGTTTTAATAGCAGCTCAAGTGAGTTTTTTATATGACGGCGGAATATTTGCTTGGTTCTTTCAAGCACAAGCATTACCTTCAATGGACGAGCTTATACAAGCCAACGTATTATACACACTTAGAGTAGGAATAGCATGGGCATTTATATATTGGCTATGGCAGATAAGAAAACTTAATTATTATCTAGCAGTTTTTATTGGAGCAGAAGCAACCTTTATAGTTGACTATTTTATATTTGATGGAGTATTTTAATGTATGACTACAAACAAATAAACGAAGTACATTTAGAAGTTACACAACGTTGTAATGCAAGTTGTCCTATGTGCGACCGTAATGAGAATGGCGGAGCAGTTAATCAACATATCAAAAACAACTTACAAGAACTAACATTAGATGATTGCATAGATATATTCCCACACGATTTTATTGCACAACTAAAAACAATGTATATGTGTGGTAACTTAGGCGATCCAATTAGTGCTAGAGATACATTAGAAATATTCCAATGGTTCCGCGATTGCAATCCCGACATGTGGTTAAGCATGAACACAAACGCAGGTGCAAGAGATCCACAGTGGTGGGCCGAGGTTGCTAAAGTAATTGGTCGCAATGGTTGTGTTATCTTTAGTGTAGATGGATTAGAGAATACAAATCATTTATATAGACAAGGTGTGCAATGGGATAAAGTAGAACGCAACATGAAAGCATTTATTAATGCAGGTGGCAGAGCTAGATGGGACTATTTAATCTTTGAACATAGTGAGTGTGATGTAGAACGTGCAGAACAGTTGGCCAAAGAGTGGGGTGTTGAACGCTTTATGAAAAAGAAAACTGGACGCTTTATTAATACAAACAGTGAGAAAAAAGAAACACACCAAGCAAAGAATAGAAAAGGTGCTGACATGCAACAACTTGCTAAACCTAAAAAAGCAGAGCATCAGAACTTAGCATTATTAAAACAAGAAGAAATTGAAAAGACATATGGTAGTATGATGGACTACTACAATCAAGCCACAGTAAAATGTAAAGTAGCAGGTAAAGATACTAAGAGTATTTTTATTACCGCAGAAGGATTAGTTATGCCTTGTTGTTGGACTGCTGGTCGTATGTACAAATGGTGGCACAGTGATCCTAAGGTAGAACAAATATGGGACTTCATAGATGCAGCCGGTGGCAAGGATGGAATTAGTGCTAAAGTAAATGGTATTAAAGGTGTGTTCGCTAGTGGCATTATGAAAGACATACAACGCAGTTGGGCATTCAATAGTATCAAAGAAGGCAAACTAGGAGTATGTGCCCAGAAGTGTGGTACAGAATTTGATCCATACGCAGAGCAATTTAAATAAATACATAACATGATAGAACTATTCCTTAATGCAATACCTAATGTCTTGGCCGCAATGCTAGTGGGAACAACCGCTGGCGGATTAGTACAAGCATGCGAAAAGGATATTCCTAAACTAACAAGACTTAAACCAAGATTAACGGAAGTTATGATTGAACGAGAAGTAAGTGAAGATATTCAAATTGCCTTTTGGGCATCGTATGATAATGCATACACCAAAGAAAAAGATATAACACTACCATGCGAAGAAGCCTTGATTGCATTAGGCAGTTCCAAAGAAGAAGTAGAAGAAATTCTCAAAGACGCAAGTGCTAAAAACAGAGATGAGAATAAAGTAATAATAGATCAAAGGCATCATTAAATGAGTAATAAAAGACCAGCCTGTTATGCCCCATGGATAACAACATATGAGTACCCACAAAAAATTGTTCCTTGTTGCGAATGGAAACATAACGGTGGAAGATATATAGGAACAGAAGAACATATGTCTTTGGATGATCGATTTAATCATCCAACAATGAAAGACATAAAAGAAGAAATGATGTCAGGTATTCTTCCTCCTGAATGTAAAAATTGTGTTAAAATGGAAGAAAATACTAATCAAGTGTCTCTTAGGCAACAATATAATGGAACAGTCAAAAAAACAGAAAGACTTACTGACTATAAGTTTAATGAAGATGAATTTAAATTAATTAACATGGATTACAGAGAAAGTAACTTATGTAATTTTAGTTGTATGATGTGTGGTTATCCTCTAAGTAGTGTACATGCTCAGATAGCCGGAAAGTATGGCAAGACAGGTATTAAGAAAAATCCTCATAACTTACAAATGTATCTAGATAGACTAGATGAAGTTCGATTAATTCAGTGCTTGGGTGGTGAACCTTTGCTAACAGAATCAATGTGGACTACAATAAAAGAAGTAAAACGCAGAGGTCTTGAAGGACAAATAAATTTAAGTATTGTAACAAATGGTAGCTTATTACACAGACATGATGATGAGCTTTTAGAATTGATAGAGGGATTTAAAGACGTCATGATTGCAGTAAGCATTGATTGTGTTGGTGTTCAACACGATTACTGGCGATCTTCAAACTCTTGGGAAACAGTTAAAACTAATGTAGACAAGATATACAAGTGGAGTGAAGGTGGAGAGAGCAACAAAGTCTTTTGTACAAGAACTGCAATTGGATGGCCAAATGCATATGCAGCCAAATATGTATTTGATATGTTTAAAGATTGGGATATGCAAAGGAGATGGAACTTAATCACTGGACCTATAGGATTATCATTACCTATGCTACCACAAGAAGAGTTAGAAAAATTAGCAGAACACTGGAAAGATTATTCAGATGTATCAGAAATGTTTGCTAACACTGTTAGTTCTCCTGATGTATTTCAAATGCAACAACAACGAAACCAGATAGAAAATTTAGAAAAACTTAGAGATATTAAATTTAAAGATGCATTCCCAGAAATGGCACACATCTACAATAAAGCAAGTATTTAGGTTGACAAACCAATACAAATTTGCTATAATTACTACATAAATCAATAAACTAAAGGTTATATCGTAATGATAGACTTAAAGCTAGAGGATCAGCAGTTCGCAGATGACTACTCTAAATGGAGTATGTTCTATAATTACGAACTTACTGGCTTCTATGTACGAAAGTTATCACAACAATGCTATCGCCTCAACACACAATTCCCACACAATATAGATTTTCGTTCACTATACACAGATAAATTTGTATTGACAACCACTTCCAACCGTGCTACAATCACTAGAAACATAAGCGATACTCATTGGGTAGAAGATACTTACTATCAAATTGCTAGGTATATTTACAACAATGATATCAATGAACAGGAAATGATACAGTACTTAATTGACAACAACAGAAGCAAGAAGAAACCATTTGCAATGCAATGGATAGTTGGAGCAATTGAAGCCACAACTGAAGAAGAAATTAAGAACTGTATGCAACATATTAATAATATAAAATGGAATGAGGAGAACTGGTAATGGCTAAATTTACACAACGATATCTTAAACCTACATTATTTAAACCTAAAGGCTCTGTGTTTGAAGGCTTAATATGGAAACAACCTAACTCAAAAGGCACAGACACATATGATGTTACTTGCACAGATAAAGGCTTTACCTGTGACTGTCCAGGTTTTACATTCCGTGGCAAGTGCAAGCACAGTTTAGAAGTGCTAACACGAGTAGAAATAGCATTAGACGACAAGCATCCACAGTATAGAATGGAGTTTGCACAATGACAACACACGCAATGATTGACTTAGAAACATTAGGCACTGGTCCTGATTGTGTAGTTTTAACAATTGGCGGTGTTAAATTTAATCCTAATACAATAAGTTCTCCACGAGAGGAATTATATTACAGGTTTGAAGTAGACGAGCAATTAAACAAAGGCAGAACTACTTTAGAAAGTACCCTTGAGTGGTGGGGTAAACAGGAAGAAAGTGTACGTGAAGAAGCACTAGGTGATGGCAATAGAACACCAGTGTTAGAAGTATTACATGCACTAAACAAATGGTGTGTAGGTGTTGATACTATCTGGTGTCAAGGTCCTGCATTTGATATTGTAATATTAGAGAATTTATTTAAACAATATAATCATCACATACCTTGGCCATTTTGGAAGATTAAAGACAGTAGAACATTGTTTGGAATTATGCCAAAAGATCCACGTAAAGCAATTGACTTTGCGGCCCACAATGCATTAGAAGATTGTAAAGTTCAAGCATTATGTGTACAACAAACAATAAAAGAATTAGGTTTAACCATAAGGTAGCCCAATAGTAAGAAGTAATGGTATTACAAAATATCAATTTTAAAGCCATAAACGGCCTTTTTACTTGACATTTTCTAAATACTATTATATAATAACAGTTAATCAATTAGGAGAAATATGATATGAGTACCAGAGATATAGTGCAAGACATTGTTAAGCACACAGCCGGACTAGGCTTTATTACTTCAGTAAAAGTCACAGGAACAGATGAATCAACTACACTTGATGCCATGGATGCAGATCGTACAGTTATTCTACAAGCAAAATTACACAACACAGTATCAGAATTTAACGGTGAGTTTGGACTAGGTAACTTAGGTTTCTTAGCAGGTGTTACTGGATTGGGTAACTATCAAACAGATGATGCAACAGTAGATGTTGTAGCACGAGATCGCAATGGAGTTTCAAGTCCAGATCATTTGATGTTTAAAGATGCAGATGGCAACACAGACCAGTATCGCTTTATGAGTAAAGAGATTATTGAACAAACACTACAAACTGTAAAGTTTAAAGGTGTTGAGTGGGATGTTACATTAGAACCTACTAAAGCAAAAGTAAATGAACTACAACAAGTAGCAGGCATTTACGGAGGCATTGAACCTAACTTTACTGTTAAAACAGAAGGCAGTGACTTAATTGTTACTGTAGGTGCAGCTGATGGATCATTTACAGGTAAGCGAACATTTGCACAAAATGTAAATGGTGAAATTACAGAAGGCTATGCATGGCCACTAGCACAAGTATTAGCAATCCTAAAACTAGGAATGTCAGGTACATGTGTAATGCAAATTAGTAAGAAAGGTGCATTGATGATTTCAGTTGATTCTGGAATTGGCAAGTACGATTACATTTTACCAGCACTAACAGTATAAGAGAATACATTATGGCAGACAGAAAAGATTTAACAACTAGTAATAAAGACTACAGTGTGTTCTTACCGAGCATCAGTAGTTTCTATTCTAAGTTCATTGCACAAGCACAATTGCGTCCAGACTTTGTTAAGCCTGAGCGTATGCCTAAGGGCTTTGAATATGGAATAGATGGCTTTGACTTTTTAAAACCCAAAGACAATTATTACAATTACAAGTGGGGTCTTTACTCTGCCGGACATGCTACTCGAGATACTGCAAAGAGTGATGTACAGGAACCAATGATCCAAAAGCGTGACAGGGAGAATAGTTTTATCCTTGGCGACAGTGGTGGGTTCCAGATTGCTACAGGTGTAATCAAATGTGATTGGCCTAACTTTAAAACAGATGATGACTTACGTAAAACAATTTTAAATTGGTTAGAACATACCGCAGATTATAGTATGGTACTCGATATTCCTACATTGGCTGCGGCGCCACCGCTTAATGCTAAAACAGGATTAACTGATTGGGTTGATTGTTTAGAATATACAATGTTTAATAACGATTACTTTGTTCGTAACAGACAAGGTAAAACTAAGTTCTTAAATGTATTGCAAGGCAACAACGAGCAACAAGCAGATGATTGGTATGCGGCAGTTAAGCATTATCCATTTGAAGGTTGGGCTATGGCTGGTTACAACATGAAGCAATTACATCTTGCATTACGCAGACTTATTGTTATGCGTGATGAGAAGATGCTTGATCCGGGTAGAGATTTAATTCACTACTTGGGTACAAGTAAATTAAATTGGGCATGTATTTTTACAGCGATACAACGTAACATAAGAGAAACTATTAATCCTAATATGATGGTAACGTATGATGCGGCTAGTCCATTTATTACTACTGCCAAAGGACAAGCGTATACACAACATGTTCATAGAAATAGTAAGTTTAGTTATGTTATGGAAGCGGCAGTAGACGATAAACGTTTTCAGCACAGTGAAATACCTTTTCCGTTTAACAGTCCTATTGGAGAACGCATGAACATGGGTGACTTATGTTATATGGGTCCAGGTATGTTAAACAAACTTGGAAAAGAAGGCAAGACAAGTTGGGATAGTTTCTCATACTTCTTGCTAATGGCACATAACGTTTATCAACACATTGAGTCGTGTCAACGTGCTAACACACTGGCCGACATAGCAACAACAAGATACAAGCCTAGTCACTTAGAATGGAATAAAGTTAAGCCTGGGCAAAGTGAATTTGACTTATGGGTACCACGTGATGTAATTTATGTTACAGAGTTTATCAATAAGTTATTTAAAAGTGAAACACCTATGCAAATGCTCGAAGAAGGTGAAGCAATGCTAACACACTTCAGTGGTATGAAAACTATTAAAACGACACAAGGTGCATTTGATAGTTTATTTGACTCAGGTGACACAGTTCAAGAAGAAAGCGATGGAGAGTTTACATCAGAACAAGCCGAAGCGGCAGAGGACTTCTTAGAACACCTATAAAACAAAGGAGAATGTAAATGGGTACAGGAACAATTAATAGTAAGAAAAGACATCTAGCACATCTAGTTGAGAAGCATAGAGAACTTGACAAAGAAGTAACTATGTTATACAATAAGCACATGAGCGATGATGTTATTAAACCACTTAAATTGGACAAACTACATTTAAAGCAAGAAATATCGTCCTTAACAGAAACAATTAACAATTTAGAAACTGGAAAATAAAATGGAAAGAGATTACAGTTCAAGTGATAACATTACTGGTGTTACATATTTTATAGGTAAAGAAATAGAACACACACTTGCATTTGGTAAGAAAACATTATTTGTAGTTGGCATTCAAGATGCAGACGAAGTATTAGAAATGGCACAAAAGAATGGTGTTGAACATGTTTACTTAGGTGCTAATCAAAGTTTTGAAATCACAGGCGAAGATGGCACAGATGATGAGCAAGCAGGATGGGATGCAATGGTTAATGCATGTACATCTGAAGGTTATTTAGTTACACTTGACTTTGATCTTGAAGATTTAGAATGGGTACAAGAAAGCGGGTACTCAGAACACAACAATTTTATTCCAATGATCAGTGTTAAAGTTCCATACATTGAACAATTGGGATATAATGCTAACATTAAGATCGATGATGTTGATTTTAATGCTACAAATAAAGGGGTATGGACACACTCTGTACACTCGTTAATGGACCCTAAGAAGTTCACAAACTGGAACCAATATAAACAAGACGAAATAATCGAATAGGAGAATACTATGACTAAAAAGATTCGTTTAACTGAAGATGAAACAAATGTAGAAGAAGTAACACTTGAACCTACAACAGCTCCAGCAGGTGCTAACGATATAGCTGTAAGACAACTTATGAAATATCTAGAAGCAATTGACTGGAAACTATGGGAATTACTAAAAATTCAAAAGAAACTTGCAGACGAGAAAGACGAGGAATAATATGCTAGATGTAACACAAAGGCAAATTTGGGTAACCTTTCAAAAAGAAGGTGTACATTTGTACCCTGCGGCGAAAGATGATCCTGCACTTGCAACAGGAGGTTGGGATGATGTTTCATTTCTAGGTGTTGCACATAGACATATTTTTCACTTTCGTGTAGCAATTGATGTATTCCACGATGACAGAGATATTGAATTTATTCAATTCAAACGTTGGTTGGAATCATTATATGCTTCAGATATATTAGAACTTAATCATCGTAGTTGTGAGATGATTGCAGAGGAATTAGCACAGGAAATTCACAACAAGTATCCTGGACGTTCAATAACAATTAGTGTTGCGGAGGATAATGAGAACGGCGCAACAATGACTTTTAACCCTAAACAAGGATGACATATTATGTCAGAAGAAACAGTAAAAAAAGATAAAGAAGTTAGTAATCCAGGATCTGGAAGTTATTTCAGATTGATGGGTTATTATAATATTAACGATATTAAGTATGATCTACTTAAAATCATTCAGCCATATGATGGCTATATGTATAATGAAAAAGATACTAATAAACTTATTAGTGTTTTCAATTCATACTTGGGCGACTTAAAAAGAAGCTACAAGATTTACGCATTTGAAATTGCAGATACTGAAAAAGAAAATGCAATTACATTTGATATTCAAATTAAAATGCAAAAGGACAGAAGCCCTAAAAAGCTAAAGATTCACGTTGGTAAACTTTGGCTTAATCCATCTTCTGAAGAAGGTGACAATGCGTAAGTTATTCTACATGGGCTTAGAACCTTACGAAGGCCGTTACACATTACAATTACAAGACTGGAGTGAAGCGGCATTTAAAGAGCGTGGTATAGATTATGTAATCGTACCAGGCGAAACTATCGACAATACTAAATCAATTTCAGTAGGACAAGTGTTAGACGCACATGGGCGTTCATACTTTGGTATGAGCCAGCTCATGAACCTGGTACAAATGATGCGTAACGGAGAGTGCGGAGGAGATGATGTGGTTTTCTTTGAAGATATGTTTCAACCTGGTATTGAAAGTCTTCCATATATTATGTGTCAAATTCCAGAAGAACAACGACCACAGATTTATTTACGTTGTTTAGCACAAGCAGTAGACCCAGATGACTTTGTTCATGTATGGGGTATGAGCAAGTGGATGTCGTTATACGAACAAATGTGTAATGAGATTCCTAATGTACATATTCTTGCAACCAACGAAGAAATGGTTGCACATATGCGTATTGCTAATTGGAATGCACCTATCTATAATATTTCAGGTTTAAGTTTTGGCAAGAGGGAAGTGCTCTCCAGAATTAACAACCAAATTAAGCCATGGGAAGAACGTAGCAACAGAGTAGTATTTGCGGCACGTTTTGATCAGGAGAAGCAACCAGACTTCTTCATGGATGTTATTGAAATGGTACACGAAAGAACTAAATCTTTTGACAGAAACGATTTAACAGATTCCATATATCCTGTAGAATTTGCAGTACTAAGTGGTGGTCCGTTGCGTAGTAATAATCAAAAGTATTTAGATAGAGCTTTAAAAATGGAAGCGGAAGGCAAACTTACAATCCTAAAAGACTTACAAAAGAATGATTACTATAACGTAGTAAATGATTCTAAAGTAATGTTTAATTGTGCATTGCAAGACTGGGTATCTAATACAGTCAGTGAAGCAGATGCATTGGGTTGTAATGTTGTCTATCCTGCATACAGAAGTTTTCCAGAAACATTTGCAAACGATCATACAAGACTTTATATGCCTTGGAGCAAAGAAGATGCAGTAAGTAAAATACTAGCAGGACTCGAAGCACCAAGTGATAAGATGGGTAAGATTAGTGATTGGACTAATGGTACTATTGATCGTATGCTTGACATTATGGAAGGTAGATTTGATGACATTTGGCTACGCAGTGGTAACAGATATCGTGACCATGTAGCAGAGGAGAAATACTAATATGAAAATACTAGTAACAGGAGCAGGTGGGTATATAGGCTCACAGACATGTAAATTTCTAAGTGACAATGGACATAAAGTGGTAGGAGTTGATAGAAATAATCTTCGCCATAACTATTGTATTGACAGTTATATTGGAAACTATGCAGACTTTGAAGTGCAACAGTTATTATTAGACGTTGATAGCGTAGTTCATATTGGTGCAACAAGTTTAGTAGGACCTAGTGTTTTAGACCCTAGCAAATACTATAACAATAATGTTGTAGGAACACTAAAACTCTTAGACGCATGTAAAAATCAAGGCGTAAAGAGTTTTGTGTTTGCCAGTAGTGCCGCAACATATGGTGAACCAGAAAGTGGAGTTTGTTTAGAAACAGAGCAACACACACCTATGAATCCATATGGTTGGAGCAAACGTATGACAGAGATCATGTTAAGTGATTACGCTACTGCATACGGAATGAATAGCGTTAGTTTGCGTTTCTTTAATGTTGCTGGTGCAGATACATTAATGGAAATGGGACAAGAAAAAGACGCTACACATATTATTGCTATGTTAATTGAAAGAACAATGCAGGGTAAAGGATTTACACTATTTGGTGATAAATTTGATACACCTGATGGAACTTGTGTACGTGATTATGTTCATGTAGAAGATGTTGCAAATGGAATATACAAAGCAATTGAATATACAAAAGCAAATGAAGGTGCATATAGATTTAACTTAGGCAATAAAGAAGGTTACAGTAATCTACAAATTGTAGAAGCAGTAAAACGTAATACTCCATTAGAACCTAATGTTAAAATGGGACCAGCAAGGGATGGAGATCCTGCTACATTGGTAGCAAATACTATGTCAGCCAATGTAGACTTAGGTTGGACACCAAGATATGATCTTGACACAATAGTCAAAACAGCATATAATTGGTATAGAAAAAAAGCAGAAACTAACACGACATCCTCGTCGTAAACTCGGAGAAAATAAATGGGAAAATCAGATCAAATTAGAAACAAACTAGAAGAAGCAGGCATCAGATATTGGGCAGGTGATAACATCAGTGCAGTATTACAAAAAGGTGATAAAGAAGAACTAATTGATGAGGCAACAGTTGCCTTTGAAAAAGTATTAGATACATTAGTTATTGATAGGAAAACAGATCCTAACAGTATGGATACCGCTAGACGTCTAGCAAAGATGTATTATAAAGAATTAATGGCAGGTAGATATGAAACAGCTCCGCCGGCTACTGCATTTCCAAATGAACCAGACAATGTAACTAATGAAAAGTATGATGGTATGTTAGTTGTACGTAGTGAACTTAGAAGTGTTTGTTCACATCACCATCAGCCAGTAACAGGTATAGCATATATTGGCATTATTGCCGCTGACACACTAATTGGCTTATCTAAATATACACGTATCGCACAATGGTGTGCAAGGCGTGGCACACTACAAGAAGAACTTGCTATGGATATCTCACGTGAGATTATGAAAGCAACTAAGTCAGATGATGTAGGTGTTTACATTCAAGCAACACATGGATGTTGTGAGAACAGAGGTATAATGGCACACAGTAGTTTAACACAAACTACAGTTCTTAAAGGTGCTTTCAAAAACGATCCTGCAACTAAAGAAGAGTTCATGGATAATATTAAATTACAATCAGATTTCGCAGTTAAGTAGGAGATACTAATGGTTAACAAGGTACACTATACGTGGAAAGATATCGAGCATATGATAGATACTATTAACAATCTTATGTTTGCAGATAATTGGCGTCCAGATTATATAGTAGGTATGACACGAGGTGGCCTTGTGCCAGCAGTAATGATGTCAAACAAAACAAGCATTATGATGCATGCACTAGATGTAAGATTCAGAGACACAGATAATAATTATGATGGACCAGAATCAAATATGTGGATGGCCGAAGATGCATTAGCCAAAGGTAAAAAGATTTTAATCATTGATGATATTAACGACACTGGCAAGACACTTAGTTGGATTAGAGAAGACTGGGTAGCAAGTATGGGCGGTGCTTCATATGATGCTAGTGCATGGGGCGATACTGTTCGTACTGCATGTTTAATAGACAATCAAGCAAGTGGATTTGATGGCATGGACTATACTGCATTGGAAATTAATAAGATGGAAGAAGATGTATGGGTAGTGTTTCCATGGGAAGGTGAAAGAGATTATGGTAGCACATAATCATAATATATCAAAAATATTAAATACACCTACTTTCCTATTACCTTGGGAACATAAAATAATATGGAATGCGTTTGATAAAGAAACAATTGACTCTTTATTGGAAGCATTTCACACTATAGATTGGGATAATGCTCCTGACGATGATTTTGAAAATGGCATTCAAACAAAATGGATATCACAAGATTTTGTTGAGTTAATGCCACAGTCACTTGCTAAAGATGTATTGCAAGAGCTAAACGGGTGGTCAACACACGAACTATTACTTCAGCATTACGATATAGATTATAGTACAGGATACGAAGCTAGTCTTGTATTTGATAGATGTAATCCAAACGGTCTTAACGAAGTACATAATGATACAGGTCCACGCAAAGATACATTAACATTGCAATATTATTTACAAATTGATGATGAAACACGAACATTGCATTTAGATAATTTTGATACTCGTGCAACATCTGGCGATGCAGTTATATTTAAAAGTCAACCTCATACAATGCACAGTTTTAAAGCAGGAGAAGGTAGCAGATATAGTTTGCGTTTACGCATAGGAACTAAAATATTAAACCCAAAAGTTATACAAAATAAAAGTGATAGCAAAGTTGGTGTATTAATTGATTGTAAAGATATGGAAAGTGATAGTTGTCATAGATTACTTGAAGTTAATTTAGGTGCAGTAACTTATAGAAATCTAATTCAAAATGGATTTACTAATATAGTAACTTTTAGAGAACGTGAAGATTATGAGTCAGCAAGAGATTTATTAAAAGAACACGGAGTAGAAAGAATACTAATGGTATTTGCAGGTGCAACAGTTGATAACACAACACTGGCTCAAGTATATGCGGCAAAGCATATTACCGCACCAATTGATAATGATACAGTACTAAGACAGTTTGTAGTGTTTGATACAAACGACAGTGATTTTAATATTGTTGGAGATTACTTGGATAATGTTAAAGATAAAATAACACATGCAGACATGATGGATTTGGGTATTGCATTGCTACATCCAGATGAAGACAGTGTAAACTTTTTAGAAGAGATAAGTGAATACTTGATACCAAGGTCAGAACTAACAGATAAATTAAGTGAGTATGACAAAGAGTTAGCAAGTATTATTAAAGAAAGAGTAAAGGAAATAAAATATGTCTAAGTATAAAACAGGTGGAACTTTTAGTGTAAAACAATCATACTCTGATGTTGATCTTGCCGCATATACAATAGGAGGCGGCAATGTAACTCTATCAGAGCCTATGCCTATAATTGATCCTTACGAAGAAAAAATAAAAGATGCACATTTTAAAATTGAAGTGTTAACAGAACTACTCGAAGAGATGGGAGTAGATGTTAGCAAACGAATAGAAGAAAAACTATTTCTAAATAAACTTTCAGGAGAAGACAATGGCAAAGTATGAAGTAGAATTATACGGCTATGGTGGTGAGTTTGTATTAGGCACACTAACAAAAGAGCAGTATGATTTTTGGATAGAAAACGAAGGTGATGGACTAGACAGTCATGTATTTTGGGATCCATATGATGACGCTGATGGAGATAATCCTATTACTGATGAAGAAGACCCACGTTTCTTGGGTTACTGGCACGACTTAGATGACATAGAACATGTATGTGGTGCTGATGTAGATTCGTGTAGAGTTGTAGTAACATCATTAGACTCGGGCGAAGAAGTATATACATCAGATGATGTTAATCTAATACACACCACAGATCAACTTGTAGAAGAACAAAAGAGTGGATATTATTGGACTGCATACGCATCGGAAAAAGGTCAGCATTTTTATGCAGAACTTGAGATAGATGGCGAGTTTGATCCAACTAAATTAACAGTAAATGCAACTAATATAGACGGTGAACATATAATTGATGAAGTTATGTATAACGAAGAAACACTAGATAATGACGGTGGATCTACGGATACTAAGAGTCAAAGCTATGAATTGCACGAAATTGTGTAAAAACCAAGACATTTCGGTTGACATCTGACTTATTATATCATATAATATACTTATATTAACAGTCAGGAGACTACTATGAAGAAAATAATTGCAACCGCAGTAATGAGTCTATTCATTGCTCTAACGCCACTTTCGGCATCTGCAAAAACAAGTTACTTCGATCAGTCCTGGTTCCAAAAAATGGACCAAATGAAGCAAATTAATTTTGCTAAATCAGTAGTAACTAATTACACAAATATCACTAATAGATATTCATTTATTATAGACAAATACTCTCGCTATAGTAACGCCAGTTGGTACAAACGTATTCAAACAAGATACACATGGCATATAGCAGAGATTGAAAAATACAACACTATTATCAATGGCAATAGTGCACCTACAGTTGTTCGTACTTATGTTGAAGAAGTACCTGGTACAACTTTTAAACGTGGTGAAACTGTTACTAACACAACTAATAATGTTGTTGAAGAACAAGATGGTAACACAATTAGAGAGTGGGCAGTAATTACTGTTACTCAGACTACACCAGTTACAACCACATATTATACTAATTATAAAACTGTTAGTGTATACACCAACGGTAAAGAAACATATAGTAATGATGTAAAAGTTGACAGAGAAGAAACCATAAATGAGATTGATACACAAGTTAATCGTGAGCTGATTAGAGAGTATGCTCTTGTTGTTCCAATCGAAAAGGAAGAACCAGACGCACCTACTACAATTGTATTCACAGAAGAAGAATATCTTGCTAGAGGTGATGTTGACTATACAGTAAGTGATAGTTATTATAATGCTGTTAAGACTATGAACAGTAATATTAATGATTCATATGTTGAAAGACTAGGTGGATACTTTGGTAACAACCTAGATAAAATTGGAGCACCAGCGGCATGGTCAAGAGGATACACAGGTGAAGGTAGTGTAATTGCAATCTTTGATACTGGTATCGACACAGACCATAGTGAGTTTACAGATAGTATTCTTGATGCACAATGTTTTACAAATGTGTGTGAACGTGGACTTGGAACTGTAGAAGATGGTAACAAGTATGGACACGGAACACACGTGGCAGGTATTGCCGCGGCAAACTTAGATGGTGTTGGTACTACAGGTGTAGCCCCTGATGCTGATTTACTTATTGGTAAACTTGCATACGACAGTGGCTTCTTTCAATTTAACAAGATTCCTGACGCAATGGAATGGGCAGTTAATAATGGTGCAGATGTTGTAAACATCAGTGCTAGTACACGACCAAGTAGTTCATATAAAAACAGTCTTACAGAAATTAGCGAAGGTGTTTACTATTCAAATATGACATTTGGTGATTATAACACTCTTGGTTATAATCAAATATTTTCTACAAATGGACATGGTACTGCAATGATTGAGTCAATGAAAGGACATGAAACTGTAATGGTTCTTGCCGCTGGTAATGATAGACTTAAAGTGTCTAGTCAAGAATCACACATCGCTCTTGATTCAGAAATTGGCGATCGTGTACTTATAGTTGGTATGTATGATGAAAGAAGAAACGGCCTTAGTAAATGGAGTAATGCGGCAGGAACTATTTGTCGAGAACTTGATGATAATGGTACTTGTAAATCAGATGCTCTTATAAGTGATAGATATATTATGGCACCAGGTGTATATATTGCGGCACCAACTAACGATGGTGGATATGTAACAATGACAGGTACATCAATGGCGGCTCCTCATGTAGCAGGTGCAGTTGCAATTGTACATCAAATGTGGCCACACATGACTGGTGCTAATGTTAGTCAACTTCTACTTAATACTGCAAGTACAGATGGTATTAATAATTACGATCCTAATGTACATGGACAAGGTATGCTAGATTTAGATGAAGCAACACAACCACAGGGTGCAATGGGACTAGCAACCACAGGTAGAATTGATGGTGCTACAGTAGATCTTGCAAACAGTGGTACTATTGCAATGAGTGGTAATACGAACATTTCAGCATTAAGTAGTATAATGGCAGTTGATGATTATGATAGAGATTATTACTTTGATGCTAATGGAATGGTAAACACAATTGATACTCGTACTGCAAGTGCCACACTAGCAGGTCAACATGGGTTTGCTCCAGACTATTATATTGGATACAATGGCGGTAGTATTATTCCTTTATCAAATGCAGGTACACATATTGCATTAAATGATACAAATGGTAACGTTAGTATTGTACAACAATGGGACAAATTTAGTATGGGTCTTGTAAACGAATCAGAAAGTTTCTTAGGTAACTATGCAAACAGTGAGCTTATGAAAGTAGATGGTTCTAACACTGCATATCTAGGTTTTACAGATAGTATAGACTTTAACAATGGTATTAATATGTGGGGTAGTGCAACACTAGGAGCAACAAGGCTTAATGTAGATAATAGCTCTATGCTTAAGAGTGCAGACATTATGATGTCTAATAGTGCAACACTAGGTATTAAACAAACTGTAGACAATGAAACATTTGGATTTGTAGCAAGTTTACCAGTTAGTATTACAAGTGGTAATGCAAACTTTAGTATTCCTACTAGTGTTAATTCAACTGGAGATATTTCAAATACAAATATGAATAGTTCATTGGAAATGGATAACAGAGAGCTTGACTTGGGTTTATTTTATATAAATACATTAACAGAGTCAACTTCACTTACTGCTAACATTGAGTTGCGAAATAACTATTCAGGTACTAGCGACAATCATGTAACAGCAGGACTAACTTACAAGGTAACGTTTTAATGCAAAAGCAATACAAGACTAAGCGAGGCAAACTTGAGGTCATAGCAGGCCCAATGTTCGCAGGAAAGAGCAGTGAGTTACTCAAACGACTGCTCTTTATCGAACACGGTGGGAACAAATGTCTTGTATTGAAACCAGTTATTGATGATAGGTATGATGCAAATCATATTATAACACACAATCAATTAAAACATTCTGCCGTTGCAGTAATTGACTTAGAACTAGTTAAAGACAACTACACAATAAAGTCATATAACTTCCATACAGTATTCATTGATGAGATACAGTTCTTTGATATGAATGAAACTATGTGGTTTGTTGAAGAAGGATTACGCAATGGTGTAAACTTTGTGGTAGCAGGTTTAGATCAAGACAGTAGAGGAGTACCGTTTGAAACTACATCAAGATGTTTAGCACTAGCAGACGAAGTACTTAAAATTAAAGCATTCTGTACAATATGTGGAATGGATGCAGGTAAAACACAAAGACTTAGAGCAACACAACATTCGGATAGAGTAAAGGTTGGTGGTGCAGAATCATACGAGCCTCGTTGCTCGGAACATTGGGAGAGTAAGTAATGAATGTATGGGTTGGAACATTGTTAACAATACTATTCCTTATTATTATATTCACACTCTTTGGCTTTACTGGCTTAACTTTAGTGATCTTACCTTGGATGCTTTATATGTGGGCAACAGAAAAAGACTATCCAAAAAAGGTATGTCAGGCTTGTATAGAAGAAATACATATAGAAGCAATCAAATGTAAACATTGTGGTGAAATTCAACCAACAGAATAAATGGAGAGTAAGTAATGACAGATCATACAATAGATATTTTAAGACAAGTTTGCCAAGAAGAACTTGATGATAAAGTAACTGACTTAACAGATGGAACAGAAGATATATTTGAAGGCCGTAAAGAGTTTGCAAATACAGTACTAGGACTTATTAATAAACTAGAACGCCCTAGGCAAGAAGATCAAGCTAAAAAACTACAAGCAAAGGCTATCGCAGCCAGCAATGCAAGAAACGAAATCGCATCTGAATACAACACAGAATGGATGCCAATTGACAACGGAGACTTTAAATGAAAAAAGTAACAAATAGTCAATGGATTATAGAAGTACAAGAAAATGGTAAAACAAAAGAATTGTTTATAGAGTTTCCACCCGAAGTTCTCAATCAAGTTGGTTGGGATACAGGTGATACATTGATCTGGGAAGAACTAGATCATGGAGCTATGAGGCTAACCAAAAAGGAAAACAACAATGAAGAGAAGATTGATAGTTGATCCACCAAACGGAAGCAAGTATGGTTTCCCTAAAGCAGTACCAATTAAAGGTACAATATACTACGGTAGTAAATGGGACTACGGAGTACAAACAGATTTTGATTTAATGAAGTGGCTAGTCAAAGAAGGTTACCCACAAAAAGAAATTGACAAACTTGGCGATAAGTTTGTATACAAATACTGGACAGTTCCTGCTGAAGAAGTAGATGGAACATAAGCCGCAAGAGAGATATTATGATTTTATGCTTAGGCGCACACGAGAAGTTCGTGAGCAAGAATTCTACGAAGCATGCATGTACTTTTATATGGTTAAAGGACATTTAGATACAAACGATGCTACAATAACAGAATCAAAGGAACATTACTTTAAACGTATATGGAGAGCAGGTTGCGATGGTGCACCACTCGATGAATGGGTAGATGGATTTGAAGAAGTATATAAGAAAAAAATGAATAAATAATACTACATGTTATTAACTAACCCACTAGAAATAGAACTCACAACAAAATGCACACTTGGGTGTCCTGCTTGTCCGCGAAACAATCCCAAAGAGAAAAAAGAAAATTGGGATGTAGGACACATGAATACAGATATTGCTAAAAGTTTAGCAAACTCTACAGTAGAACGTTCGTATCTTTTTGTAGGATGTTATGGTGATCCAATATATCACCCAGACTTTATAGATATAGTAAAGTATTATATAGATAGAAATAAAAGTCTTACAATTCATACCAATGGGAGTTTTAAAAAACAATCATGGTGGGATAAACTAGCAAGTCTTAATTGGACATATAAGCAAAACTTTACTTTTAGTGTTGATGGATTAAAAGATACAAATCACATATATAGGATTCGTGCAGATTGGGAATCTATTATGCGAGGAATGAAAACAATAGGATCGTTACCATCAGATCGTAAGCCTCGTTTAGAATGGAAAATGTTAGTTTTTCCATATAACAAACATCAAGTACCAGAAGCAAGAAAACTAGCACAAGAAATAGGTATTGATACGTTTACACCAGTTAAAAGTGAAAGAGATATCAATCAATACAGAGTAGAAAACAATGAAATATATAGGTGGCCAGATGATAAAGCCTAGATGTTTATTATATAATATGCCAATATTTTTATCTGCTGATAATAGATTAAAGCCGTGTTGTTTTTTAAATCCAGTTGAGCAATGGAACGATTTTATTAATTGGGGCAAACAAAACGGATTAAATGTGGAAGAAGACTTAGACATAACAAAACATGACGTAGAAACAATACTAAAAAGCCCAACATGGTTAGCAGTACTAGATGGATTTAAAACAGGTAATGCTCCACATGAATGTCATGTATCATGTGGTCCTGATAGTTACTCAAGTACATCACAAACAGCTAAACATAGTGATTATGAAGAAAATCCTGATAGTAGTGGATTATCTTCGGCTTATAGAGAGGAATAATATTAATGAAGATATTAATATGTGGACTACCTGGTAGTGGTAAAACAACACTGGCAGAACCGTTAGCAGAAGAACTAGGTGCTCATTGGTTAAATGCTGATGCAGTTAGAACCGAGTATAATGATTGGGATTTCAGTAAAGAGGGAAGAATGCGACAAGCAGATAGAATGAAATCTATAGCCAATACATTAGTAAAAGAAGGTCAAATTGTTGTCGCTGATTTTATTTGCCCTACTAAAGAAACAAGAGATTACTTTGGTGCCGATTTTACAATATGGATGGACACTATAAGTAAAGGAAGATACGAAGATACAAACGCAATGTATGAACGCCTTACTGACGATGAATGGGACTATCATATTGAAGCTTGGTTTGATGATACACACAAACAAATAGTACCTATAATAAAGCGTTTGATAAAAACAAATGAGAAATAATATATGAACATAACAATATTTGGTTGCGGTTTCGTTGGAGGAACCGTAGCAAATTACTTAGAAGAAAAATACGAAGGTGAACGTTACAACATAGTAAAAGTTGATCCGTTGCATTATCCAGATGTCGATCCACAACAAGCGGCAATGGAAGCAGATGCAATTATTATATGTGTACCCACTCCAAGTGAATACTTTGGAGAATGTGATGATAGTATAGTTAGACAAGTATTAGAACTATGCGATGAACGTACTCCTATATTACTTAAAAGTTCAGTAACACCAGATTTAATTAAAAAGTATCCACCAAATGTAATATACAATCCAGAGTTTTTAAGAGAAGCACATGCAGAAAGCGACTTTAAAAACCAACATACATTTGTATTAGGACACCACGAGAACAACAAAGAACAAGCAAAAAACTGGGCAGACTTATTTTGTATACCAGAATGGAATGTAGTTTATACAGACCCATGTACTGCAAGTATGATAAAATACACGCATAACGCCTGGCTAGCCACTAAAGTAGCATGGTTTCATGAGCTATATAGTGAATTACCACCAGGTATTGACTATGATACTATAACTAGTGCCTTAGGTAGGTTTCCTACTATTGGTTCGACACATATGCAAGTGCCAAATGCAGATGGAACCCTAGGATATAGTGGTGCTTGTTTCCCAAAAGACGTAAAAGCCTTGACAAAAGTAGTAAAACATAGTATACTTAACACAGTTAAAGAAACAAATGATAAACTTAATAACACAAAAGGAGATCAAGATGAAGATGAAGATTAAAGATATATTAACAGTAGCAATTGCAGGATTTATATTCATGGCAGTAACAGGTATTGCAAAAGCTGATAGTTATACTGAAGTTGACGGCTATTTAACACATCATTACAAAACAGTAGAAGTACAAACTAAAGTTTCTAACAGAACATGTTCTGAAGTAGATGTTCCAATTTATCAAAACAAAGATGCAAAAACTGGTGAAGTACTAGGTGGTGCTATTATTGGTGGTATCATTGGTAATCAAATTGGTAAAGGCAAAGGTAACGATGCCGCTACAATCTTAGGTGCAATACTAGGTGCAGATATAGCCAATAAAAAAAGCAGTAACAAAACTATTGTTGGATACAAAAGATCAACTGTATGTAAAGATAGTCCAACTTATGTAACTGAAACAAAAAACATTTATAGTCACAGTACAATTAGATTTGCAGACGGTAATAGACAATACGATATCAAATTTATTGACGAAGACAAGTAATCAAACCAGAGGACTTTATGCGTCGACCCTCTTTAAATACTCCGCCGTTTAATTTTATAGGAGAATACAATGGCTTATTATAGCACAAAACATTACGGACACAACATTGGACTAAGTGCAGTGTTCCGCCAACCCAATGCAGATCATTCGCATTGCCATTTGCTACACGGATATAGTTTAGCATTTACATTTACATTTGGTTGTAATGAATTAGACAACAAAAACTGGGCAGTTGACTTTGGAGGATTAAAACCTTTGAAGGCTTGGCTAGAAGATAGCTTTGATCATAAAGTAGCAGTAGACAAAGCAGATCCACATATGGATACACTAAAAGATCTTGAAGCAAAAGGCTTAGCAGAACTACGTATTTTTGATGGAGTAGGTGCAGAGAAATTTGCCGAGCATGCTTTTAATTTTGCAGACAAACTTATACGTGAAGCAACTGATAACAGATGCTATTGTGTTAAAGCCGAGTGTGCAGAGCATGGAGCCAATTCAGCAATCTACGAGGCATAAATGGATAAACTTAGATATAGTGAAGCATTCTATTCAGTGCAAGGTGAAGGTAAATTTGTAGGAGTACCTAGTGTATTCTTACGTACTTTTGGTTGTAACTTTAGATGCATGAACTTTGGGCTTGATAGGAGTGAACCTAGTAGAGCAGAAAAACATGCACAAGGCAATCGTTATAATGATGAGGTATTAGATCTTATCAATAATGATGTACACAAAACAACTAAAGAATTTACAGACTTACCTATTATACACACAGGGTGTGATACTTATGCAAGTATCTATCCAGAATTTAAAGAATATAATAAACAAAGAACTATAGACGAAGTAGTAGAACACTTACTAAGTCTTACTCCTGAAGGTAAATGGACTTGTGATAATGGACAAGATATTCATCTTATACTTACAGGCGGCGAACCGTTGTTAGCGTGGCAACGTTTGTACGTTGATTTATTTGAACATCCACGTATGAGGGATTTACAAAATGTTACAGTTGAAACAAACACTACGCAACACTTACACAAAGATTTATTCAAATATCTCGACAACAATGACAGAATTACAGTTACATGGAGTTGTTCGCCAAAGCTCTCCGTTAGTGGAGAATCTTGGGACGATGCTATTAAGCCTAGTGTGGCTAGGGAGTATAGTACTGTTGATGGTAGCGATATCTATCTTAAATTTGTTGTTGCTGACAGGACTGATATTGACGAGGCTGGTAGAGCTGTTGATGAATATCGTAAAGCGGGTTTGGACTGCCCTGTGTACCTTATGCCGTTGGGCGGCAGGTCAGAAGAGTATAATCTCAATGTTCAAGAAGTTGCGAACATCTGTATGGAAAAGGGTTGGAGATTCACCCCAAGACTCCACATCAGCCTATTCGGAAACGCATGGGGAACCTAAAGACGGTCTAGAAGATCGTATAAGAAAAGCAGGATACTAAAAAATTATGAAGCAAGGCAATTATATTTTTACAAGCGAAAGTGTAAGTAAAGGACACCCAGATAAGGTGTCAGATCAAATTAGTGATGCACTAGTTGATGCAGGATTAAAAAACGGCGACGAGACAACTCGTGTAGCAGTTGAAACACTTGTAACCACTAACCATGTAACGTTAGCGGGTGAGGTAAAGAACTTTAATGTAAGCAAGGACGAAGTCAAACAAATCGTTCGTGACAAAGTTAAAGAGATTGGATACGAACAGGATGGATTCCATTGGGATAAGTTAAACATCTATAACGAGATTCATTCGCAATCAGGTGATATTGGGTTGGGAACAGATAGTTTTGGTGCAGGTGATCAAGGTATTATGTTTGGTTACGCATGTACAGATAACGATGCAATGCTACCAGCACCTATTCATTACTCGCATGAAATTTTAAAGTCGTTAGACAAAGCAAGAGAAAGTGGATACGAATTTCTACTACCAGATGCTAAGTCACAAGTAAGTGTTCAGTACGAAGGTGGAAAGCCAACACGTATTGATCAAATTGTTGTATCACATCAACACAAAGACGGATTTCAACATAGCATTAAGGCACCTATAAAAGATGCCGCTAACGAAGTATTAGGAGATTTAATTGATAAAGAAACTGTATGGCATATTAATCCTACTGGTAATTTTGTTATTGGTGGACCCGATGGAGACACAGGTCTCACAGGCAGAAAGATCATTGTTGATACTTATGGTGGTTTTGCTCCCCATGGCGGCGGCGCATTTAGTGGCAAGGATCCTACCAAAGTAGATCGCAGTGCGGCTTATATGGCACGATGGTTAGCAAAGAATGTTGTAGCAGATAACATGGCTGACTGGTGTAGTATTCAACTTAGTTATGCTATTGGTGTTAAAGAACCTACTAGTATCTATATAGATTCAAATGGACACAATAGAAGTATTCAGCAATTTATCCAAAACAACATTGACTTAACACCAAAAGGAATCATTGACAAGTTTGGGTTATTCAAGTATAATAAGTATAGTGAAAATTGTGTTTACGGACACTTTGGCGACAAAGATGTACCGTGGGAAAGTATAGGATGGAAATGAAAAATATGTTAGATAAGATAAAAGGTTTAGTTACACCAAAGCCAAAGCAAGAAGTAGTTTCTGATAAAGATAAAGCCACTGCAAAAGGTGAAGCTTACATTAAAGTACTTGATGTTAAGTTTGACAAAAACAATCCAGGTGATGGATATTTTGAGTTAGAGTGGAATAAAATATTCGTAAAGAAATTACTTGATGCAGGCTACAGTGGTAGTTCCGATGATGAAATTGTTGATGCTTGGTTTACAGGTCTTTGTAGACAAATTGCTGAAGACGAATCGTAATTTAATTTTAAACAATATAGGACTTCTATGATGAGTTATATTTTAGTTGATGCCGCTAATATGTTCTTTCGTGCAAGGCACGTAGTTCAACGTGGTGCAGATATGGACACAAAGATTGGTATGAGTTATCATATCATGTTTAATAGTATTAATAAAGTATGGCGTGAGCAACAAGGCTCGCATGTTGTACTATGTTTAGAAGGACGTAGTTGGCGTAAAGATGCATATGAACCTTACAAGAATAATCGTAAGGTAGCTCGTGCAGCACTAACAGAAGCAGAGCAAGAAGAAGATCGTGCATTTTGGGATGCATTTGATGAGCTTAAAGCATTCTTTGAGAAACGTACTAATGTAACAGTATTGCAACATGGTGAGTGTGAAGCTGATGACTTTATTGCACGTTGGATACAAAATCATCCTAATGATAAACATTGTATTGTAAGTAGTGATAGTGATTTCTATCAGCTTATTAATAAGAACGTTAATCAATACAACGGCATTACAGGTCAACTTATTACAACAGAAGGTATCTTTAATGACAAAGGTAAGCCTGTTATGGATAAAAAAACTAAAGCACCTAAAGAGTTAGGTGACCCAGCATGGTTACTGTTTGAGAAGTGTATACGAGGCGACACCAGTGATAATGTGTTTAGTGCATTTCCAGGTGCTCGTAAAAAAGGTACTAAAAACAAAGTAGGAATGATGGAAGCATTTGCTGATAAAGATACTAAAGGATTTAATTGGAATAACTTTATGCTACAACGTTGGGTAGATCATAACAATGAAGAGCATAGAGTATTAGAAGATTACGAACGTAACAGACAACTAATTGACTTAACAATGCAACCTGATCATATTAAAGCAAAACTAGATGAGGCTATTGTTGAGCAAGTACAAAAAGAAAAGAAAGCACAAGTAGGAGTACATTTTATGAGATTTTGTGGAAAATGGGATATGCAAAGAGTAGTAGACAGAGCTACAGATCACTCTGCCTATTTAAATGCGAGTTATTCCAATGCCCAGTAATGTATATTTGTTTGATGTAGATGGTACACTTACTGTAAGTCGTACATTAATGGATCCAGAATTCAAAGAGTTTTTCCTAAAATTTATAGCCGATAACGAAGTTTATTTGGTAACAGGAAGTGACTATGCTAAAACACTAGAACAACTAGGTGAAGATATTATGCATGGTGTAAAACGTTCATACCAATGTAGTGGAAACAGTCTTTATGAAAAAGGTGTTGAAATATCTCACAACGAATGGACACTAGGAAACGAAGAACGTGATTGTTTATCGCATGAGCTATTTGAGTCCAAGTTTCCCATTAGAACAGGAATTAATCACATTGAAGAACGTCCTGGTATGGTTAACTTTAGTATACTTGGTAGAGGTGCTAATAAAGAACAACGTGAAGCATATGTTAAGTGGGATAAAGAACACAACGAACGTGAACGTATTGCTGGTATATTTAATAGCAGATATGGAAACAAAGGTATTAAGGCTCAAGTAGCAGGAGAAACAGGATTAGACATTGTACAAGATGGATGCGATAAAGGTCAAGTACTAAATGACTTTGATGATTGCAATGTTATTTTCTTTGGAGATATGATGCAACCAGGTGGTAATGATGAACCACTTGCTACTGCTATTGCTTCGAGAGGCAATGACAACGATGGATCTATATGGGTCAAGGATTGGAAGCATACGTGGGATATATTAAAGGATTTATAATCTGAGTATTGAACAAGGGTTGGGATTACTTTTAATTGGATTAGTAATAACAATAGTAGGTTTTTATATTGCATTTAATGTAGGAACTAAACAATTACAAAAACGTAACAAACCAAAAGAAACAAATCCAATAGAAGAACTTAGGAGAAGACTAAATGGATGAACTAGAAAAAGCATATAGAGATTTTGAAGAACTTTCTCTAAAGCACGAACCTTTAGCATCAGCTGGGGTTATGATGGCACAAGCACTTAAAATTTATAAGGCTTTGTTATCCGAAGAAGAATTTAATTTAATGACTCAACATGTACTTAACAGTGCTGATGATATTGAATCATTGCAATTAAATAAACCAATGTTGCATTAATATGAAAGGTACATTACAATTCTTTTCTATTATGATCTTTGCATTGTTATTAGGAATTGTAGTAGGTAATGCAGGTGGGCATGCAATTATGTATTTAGATGAATTTGAAGTAGACAGGACAATAAAATGATTATCGAAAGAGAAAAATTAGAAGGGCAACTTAGAACAAGTATTATGGAAGTAACTTTTAATAAAATTAACGGTGACAACCGTGTTATGACATGTACATTAAATGTATCACATCTTCCACCAGCAACTAAAAAAGATCCAATGACACAAGAAAAGATTCGTAAGATTAACGAAGAAGTTATGAGTGTTTGGGATACAAATGCTAAAGGATTTAGAAGTTTTAGAATGGCAAATATCACTGAAGTTAAACGACTAGGAAGTGCGTGTTGGTGTGAAAAAAGTGGAAGTTATCCTACATGCGATAACACACATAAATCTCTATGACACAGAAAATTAAAGAAATTATAAAAGACAAGTATTGGATCGTAGAAGGCCAATATGGTAAGATAGGTACTCTGCGTAAAGTAGAAGAAGGCTATGAGTTCTTTGATCAAAATAATAATAAAAAAGAACTACTAGATAGTATTGAGAGCTTCAAATCCGTTAATACAGCGGAGATTAGCGGACCAACACAAGAGTATAAAGGGTTACCAACGAACACGAGTATTTTATACCCTGTTGAGCACGACACAATGCCACTGTTTAAAAAAGCAGAAAAAGGCAAGACTGTGTTTGTAGCAGGATATTATCTACTCAAGTATGATGGTATGGGATGGCAACATGCGTTCTGTCCTAAGTTAGAAACTGTAGAAAAGTATGAAACAAGAGGACCATTCTTTACTGAATGGGATATGAATTTAAACTTAAAGAAAGCGAGGCAAGAATGAAACTATTATGTACATTAGGAGCATTGGTTCTCCTATCAACATCGGTAATGGCACAACAGGAACTTAATCCAACACTGCCAACACCATCAACTCCAGAAGTTGAACAAGCACCAGAAGTGTCACCATGGAGACAAATTAATAGAGTTATTACATGTAATTCGTTGGGAATTGTTAGAAATATACTAGAAACAAATGGACAAACAATATATGCAACTGGTTATAAGACACCAGAGTATTTGCCAATGGATCCATTTGATGGGGTTATAATTACTAGAAACGAAATAACGTTAGAATACACCATATTGCTTATTAAATCAGATTTGAATATAGCATGTGTATTAGCTGGCGGCAATAGATTTGAATTGGTAGAGTAATGCAATCTGTTCCTAAAAAGCCTTTTATGATTGTACTAGGAACTAGTCATACTAATGGTGACTGTGAAGAAGGTGACTTTCATCTATATACTTTACAAAATGGCAAGAAGGTTAACCTAGTACAAAAGACTGCATATCAAAGAGTTGCAGAAGAACTAGGATTAGAAATAGTTCAACTTGGATTATCTGGGTGTAATAATCTAGATCTATTAGAAGCAACAAATGAACTATTGAGTAGAGGGTTTCTTAATGATAACTGTAAACTTTTTATACTAGAACCTCGTTGTGTTGATAATACAGTAAAATTACCACAAGAATTTTTTGAAGATTTGCCAAATAAAGAGTGGGTGCTCGAACACGAACCAACTAGTATACTAGAAGGATGGGGAGTTAGAAGGGGACATGACAATAAAAACAAACCTCCTGCTATACAACAAATATCAAAGGAAGTTAATGTTATAAGTCCTATGGATTATACAGAACTGTATCCAAAAGCCAACACAATGCTAATACAAAAAGCAAGTGAAGTTCATATATTTTCTGCCGGAACGGCAATGCAACTATACGAACATCTTGTTCAAATTAATGCTATAAAAAATATTGTAATGTCTAATAATATTAACTTTAAATGGCAAACATGGAACATACATGATAATGAGAAACTCATATGTGACCATATAATAGGACCACACTCAGATTTATTTGATCACTTTATAGGTGAAATAGCACCAAAAGGAACAGATGAAGAATTGTTTTGTAGTTGCGAACATTACAACGAAAATGGGCATATATATTGGTATAATAATATTATTGAGAGTATAAAATTAAGTATGAAATAAACCATTAACTATAGTTTTTTTAGGTTATTTGTATAAATACATGTAACAGGAGAAACATTTAATGGCAAGACCAAAACCTACGATTATACTTGACCAAGTGGATAAAAGTTATAATAGTGAACAAATATTAAAAGCAGAGGCAATTTTTGCAGTGTATTATGAGAGTAAACCAATTAACTTAAGAACGTTGAATACGTTGGTAAACTATCCAGGACCAAAGTATAAGAAGGTAAGTTTCTCAAATAGTGGGCATGCATTTAATTTAGCAGATAGGCTTAATAAGAAGTTTAATACTGATTTATTTAGTGTAGTAAAGTTAACAGATGGTGAGACAGTCACAAGAAATTCAATCGATTCAGACTAAGATAATTAGTCTAATTGAACGTGATCATCTCAAAGTAAAGGAAATATTTAAAAACAATCATACTTTACGATTGACAAAGTATGGTAAGAATCTTTTAAGTAAACAGTTTGACGCTTATGAATTTGAATCACCAAAGATGAGTGCAAACAATCTTATTCTTCTGTTAAGGAAGATGAAATATCCATATTATGTAGACAAGAGTATTATAGTTTTGTTTACAGAAAAGGATGCATTTTTAACAAAGCTCGCAGGAGCCCAAGGATGGCTAGATGGCAAATAGAGAAGATAAAGTAGAAGTACCAGAAACAATAGTAGTACATTGTACAGACAACGATCAAGATGTAGAAGTAACATATGTATCACAACACAATGGCATAATAAGAACAGACTTACAAGGAATGCCGTTATATTTTAAACACCACAGAGCAAATATTTATGTAGGCAATATGCTAGGTAGAGAATTTGTAATGAAACTATGAACGAACTAGACTTACATGGATACAAAGTACATGATGCTTGGAAAGAGTTTTCTAAGCACATACAACAATGTTATCTAGATGAACTAAAAACCACAACAATTATTACCGGACACGGTAAGATTGCAGAAGAAATAATAGCATGGGTTCATGCTAATCAATATTGTAAAACAATACAACGAAGTAGAAATACTGGAGCGTTTATTGTTCACATCAAAAAGAACAAAAGCAAAAAGAAAGAAGATACTAAAGCAGAAAAGCCTAAAGTGGATTTATCTCCGTTGCTAAAAAAGTTCAATAGTCGTTGACAAAACACATTATTATCATATAATATTATATAAATATTAATTATAGACGGAGTAGTATTTGTGATAAATGTTGACGCAATTAAAGAAAAGATTTACGGCAAAACTAAGATAGAGTTAGAAAGAGATAAACGATATGAATCTAGGTGGGTTTGGTATCATACATTTCTTGCCGCAGAAATACTTGTTACTAATATTTTGTTAGTAATTATTATATTTAAACTATAAAAAGAGGAACCATATAGAATGCAAGTGAAACTAATATCACATAGTACAGCGCCTGCTGACACAGGGCTAGATAACTTACAAGAACTAATTGCCTTTTGTGCCAAAGTAAGTAACCCTAACAATCAAATCAACAAAGAAACCAGTGAGAAACTAATTAGATATTTAATTAAGCATCAACACTGGAGCCCACTTGAGATGGTAAGTGCATGTTTAGAAATTGAAACAACTCGCGACATTGCACATCAAATAGTAAGACATAGAAGTTTTGCTTTTCAAGAGTTTAGTCAACGTTATGCTAACCCAGAAGAAATGGGCGAGCAGTTTGTAACACGCGAATGTCGTTTACAAGATACAAAGAACAGGCAAAACAGTATTGATACTGATAATGATTATCTAAAAGAGCGTTGGGAAGATGAACAACTAAAAGTTATTATGCAGGCCGAAAAAGCATACAATTGGGCTATTAGTAATGGTATTGCTAAAGAACAAGCCCGTGTAGTATTGCCAGAAGGTAACACTAAAACAAGATTATATATGAATGGCACAATTCGTAGTTGGGTACATTACATTGAATTACGTGGTGCAAATGGCACACAAAAAGAACATATGGAAATTGCACATGCTTGTGCTAAAGTAATTGCTGAAATATTTCCATTAGCAAAAGAACTTTGATGAGAATAAACAAAAAAATAACAGATGATTTAGCAAACTTGATACAAGAGCGTTACGGTATTGATGTTAAAGATTATCAATCTTTTTTACAATTACAATATGATATAGACGAAGCAGTTTTGGCTCGTTACTTTGGAGATACTAAAGAATCTGCAGATGCAAAAAAATACTGGAAACAACATCTAAAGTTTGAAACTCGTAAAACAGGCAGACAACTACTAGATAAGATTAATGCTTTGCAAGAACAAAGTAAAGATCCATTTGAAATACTAGATGTTGGTTGTGGAGATAACGGATGGAAAGAGCATTTTGGTGAACAACTACTAGGAATTGATCCATTTAATAAAAATGCTGATGTTCAATTAGGTATAGAACAATTTGCAAAAGAACGCCCATTTGTATCATGGGATATTGTATTAGTACTAGGCAGTATTAATTTTGGTGATCAAGCAACAATTGAAGCTCAACTAGTATCTGCTGCCGGTCTAGTAAAACCGGGCGGTAAATTGTTCTTACGTGCTAATCCAGGTATCACACATATAAATGAGTATGCAAAATGGGTTGATTTCTTTGATTGGACAGAGGAATATATAAAAGATGTTGCTAAACGACTTGGATTTACAGTAAACGAAATAGATTGGGACCACCCACAAAGCGAGTTGGATGTTCCAAATGGCAATAGATATTACAGCGAATGGACTAAACATAGTGTTTAACTAGTGTTTAATAGATTACAAATCGTGGTAAATACATATAGTTTCCTATAGAGTTAATCTTAGGATTCTACTTTAAAAGGAAACTATATGAAAAAGTCTAACCTCATCACGTTCTTCAAGAAACCATTAGTAAGAACAATATCAATAATCACAGTAGCATTCGTACTCAGCGTAGTAACAAATTCATATTATAGAGAAATACAAGAAAAGATACATGATGGCATTGGCTATGTGTATGATAAAAATGAAACTGTTGGGCAAGCAATATATGATGTAAATTCATTTCTATTTAATGGAGATGGATTTGATCAAGAGCGTAGAGCAAAAGAAACAATTTACGGAAACTTTGGTAAAGTAGTTGTACTAAGTGTATTTGCTCCAGATAATCCAGAACTTAATGGAATGTCAGGACGTGGCACTGGTTTTATAATTGATGTTGACGATACTTCAGCAACAATTGTTACAAATCATCACGTAGTAGACTCATATATTAAACAACCAAGCATATTTAAAGTAAATGTACAAACTGCTATGCAAATGTGGTCTTATGAAGCAGAAGTTATTGGTCACGACATAGTAACTGATATAGCAGTTATTAAAATTTACAAGAAAGAAAATGAAGATTGGGAAGCTATAGAATGGGGCACCAAAGACGACTATAACACAGGAACACCTGTTGTTGTAATTGGACACGGTATGAGCATGTCTTGGACAAGTACACAAGGACATGTTGTATACAGAGATAGATTTGGTATGCGTCCATATAACTTAATGTTACAAGTTGATGCAGTTATTAACCAAGGTAACAGTGGCGGTCCTATATTTAATGACCGTGGACAAGTTATTGGTGTTGCTCAAAGTATTTACAGTCCGGGTAGATCAATTCCAGGTTGGGACGGTGTAGGAATGGCAGTAAGTGTGGAACAAGTAAAAAGAAGTGTTGACTTTATTCTAAGTCCACAATACCATGCTAAGGGTTATGTACCATATGCAGAGTTTCCATTTAGTCTTGGATCTTTCTTATTTGAAGAAATAAAGCATATACCAGACGAAGATAGACATTATGCTTATTTTGATTATACAAAGAAGAAACCAGATGCAGAACCTAATGTAGGTGAATTAGCAGGACTCAAACAAGGCGATGTTCTAATAGAATTAAATGGTGAAAAGGTTGTTAACAGTTTTTCAGTATTACGTGAAACACTAAAAGCATTTCCAGGAGATGTTTGGTATGTTACTGTATTAAGAGGTGAAGAAGAATTAACAATAGAAGTAGCACTAAGTGAAATGGATATACAATCACTTAGAGATATCATTACTCAACGAGAAAAGAATCGTAGCGGCAAATAACCTTTAAACAAGTTGACAACATAGTCAACATATCTTATAATAATATAAACAATAAGGAGTAATTATGAATTGTTTAGCACTATCATTAGCAGTAACAATGCACCTTGGACTAGCAGGTGATTATAACTCATTACATCCACATGCAAGATGCGATGTTGATAATACAGTAGCCGGAATTTATTATAATAGTGAAGAAAACATAAGTGGTTACGTTGGATATCAATTTCAAATGCCACATGATATAGAGATTGAACTAGGTTGGGTTACAGGATATAATATGGATAACAAGTATAATATATCCCCTATGTTTAGAATAGTCAAAGATAATTGGTTTATTACACCAGCATATGAGTCAGGACCTGATGAAAAATGGGGTGTAGCCATTGGTTTTGAAATACCTATTTACAAAAATAATTAAATTAAGTTAAAAACCCTTGTAAAATAAGGGTTTTTTTATGGCTTTTTTACCTATAAAAGGTTGACAGGTAAGACGTCTTACTGTATACTGTAAGTATAGTTAATAAAAAAGGAGACGCAAAATGAATACATTTTTAAACATATTAGGCGGAATTTTGTTATTTGGTGGGCTTATGGCTATAGCTGGTTCAGGTAACGATTGTGACGGTAAGTGTATGGAAACTGCAAATACCTTGGGTGAAATGCTAGTAGTAGCATTTTTTGGATTAATAGCAATGGGAGTAGGTGGTTACTTATTTGCCATAGCAAACGGAAAGGGTAATTAAATATTGACTATTATACAGAGTTGTATTATAATAGTAATATAAGTTATGCCAAAGAAGAAACAAATTTTATCACCATTAGAAGAAGGAAGTGAAAATATGAAAACTGCGATAAGTGAATCAAGAACTGTAAAAATTAGTGAGGCAACTACCCTCATTACACGAGCTTTTAAAAAGAAGCGTCCTGTATTTTTATGGGGTCCTCCAGGAATTGGTAAATCAGAACTAGTTAAAGAAATTGGCGACTCGGGTGCATTAGGTAAAACTCATGTAATTGATATGCGTCTTGCATTGTTTGAGCCTACTGATTTGCGAGGCTATCCTGTACCAAATGTTGAAACAGGTGTTATGCAATGGTTACCACCTGCAGATTTGCCAAGTAAAGAATTGGCTAAGAAGTATGATACAGTTATTGTATTCTTAGATGAAATGAACTCAGCGGCACCTAGTGTGCAGGCGGCGGGTTACCAGTTAATCCTTAACAGACGTATTGGACAATACGAACTGCCAGACAATGTTGTAATGATTGCTGCAGGTAATAGGGAAACTGACAAAGGTGTTACTTACAGAATGCCTAAGCCACTTGAAAATCGTTTTGTTCACTTTGAACTTAGAGTTGATTTCCAAGATTGGTTGAACTGGGCAGTAATGCACGAAGTTAATCCTGATGTAGTTGGTTACTTGTCATTTGCAAAAGGCGACTTATATAACTTTGATCCTCAATCAAGTTCAAGAGGATTTGCTACGCCAAGAGCTTGGACATTTACTTCAGAACTACTTGAAGGTGAAGACGACTTGTCAGATAGTTTACAAACTGATATGGTAGCAGGTTGTGTTGGCGAAGGTATTGCAGTTAAGTTTATGGCACATAGAAAGATTGCAGGAGACCTTCCTGTTCCAGAAGATGTGCTAGATGCTAAAGTTAAAAAGATTGATACTACTGAAGTATCGGCAATGTATGCATTGGCTACATCACTATGTTATGAACTACGTGATAGATTTATTACTGGTGAAAAAGCAGGTGCTGATAGCAAGCAGATGGAAAAGTACCACAAGAGCTTTTCAAACTTTATCAGCTTTATGATGGATAACATGGAAACTGAAATGGTTGTTATGGCATCAAGAATTGCAATGCAACAATACAAGTTGGTTCCTAAGCAAAAGAAAATTGAACGTTTTGAAGAATACTTTAACCGTTATGGACGTTTGGTACTTGACGCTTAATTTAACAGTAGGAAAATAAAATGAACAAAACAGCAGAAGAAAGAATTACCCAGTCCAGAGTTAGGTTGCTATTAACTAAACCTTTCTTTGGGCAACTAGCGGTAAGATTAAAAATTGAAGATGCAAGTTCATATTTGCCTACTGCGGCAACAGATGGTAGAAGGTTTATGTTCAATAGAGAGTTTGTTGATTCTCTAAATGATGAGATGCTTGACTTTTTAGTAGGACATGAAGTATTGCATTGTGTGTTTGATCACATGCAGGCACGTGGTGATCGTAAGCCTCAACTATTTAATGCGGCGGCTGACTATAACATTAACATGACGCTTGTAGAACAAAACATAGGTAAGCCAATTACTGAAGATAAACTAGAAGGCGGCAAGATTTGTTTGGACTGGAAATATCAAGGTTGGAACAGTTATGAGATATATGATGACTTGCTAAAGACTCAGCAAGATGCTAAAGGCATGGATGTGCATATGGACGAAATACAACCCGGTGACGAAGATGGCGAAGGTGGTCAAGGTGTTGAAATGTCTGAAGAAGAAAAGAAAGCATTAGCAGACGAAATTAAGCAGGCTACTATCCAAGCGGCACAGGCGGCAGGTGAAGGTGTACCAGATGTAATTAAACGTATGATCAGTGAATTAGTTGCACCTAAAATGGATTGGAGAGACATACTAAGAACTCAATTAGAAAGTTCACTTAAAAATGATTTTACTTTTATGCGTCCTAGTAAAAGAAGTGGTGAAGTTATTTTTCCAGGTATGAACAAAGACGAAGAACTTAATATTGCAATTGGACTTGATACTTCAGGTAGTATTAGTCAAGATATGTTACGTGATTTCCTTAGTGAAGTACAAGGCATTATGGATCAATATCAAAGTTACAATGTACATATCTTTCAATTTGATACAGATGTGTATGGTGCAGATGACTTTACTAGTGATGATGGTCGTACAATGGATGAATACCAACTTAAAGGTGGAGGTGGTACAGACTTTGATGTAGTGTTTAATTACTTAGAACAGTATAACATTGAACCCGATCAACTTGTTATGTTCACAGACGGCTATCCTTGGGGTAGTTGGGGTAATGCAGATTACTGTGATACACTTTTTGTTATTCACGGTGATAAGCAAAAAAGAATTCAATCACCATTTGGAGTTACAGTACATTATGAAGCAGCTTAAACTATTAGCAATACTACTTTGTATGGCACTTCCTGCTCATGCAAAAGTTAAATCTAACGATATTACTTTTCCAGGTAATTTTTATACAGATGATATAAAATCATGTGAAGCAGTACAACCTGTATCATTTACTAATAATAGAACTGTTAATATCATGGAAGGGTTAATTGGTTATGATTGGCATGCTGATCACTCAACAAATAGCAACTCACGTGATGTTCATCATCGAAATATAACTGTACCAATGAATATGTTAATGGCGGCAACACATAAAGCACTTGGCAATAACATTCAGTCTGAAATAGAAAATGCTAAAAACTTGTTATTAGATTTAGCTAAAGCAGATACTTTGTACGATAGTATTGGCTATATTGAAGTAAAAAAGAAACCTGATTGCTATGCCGGTGGAGATGTAAATGCACCTTGTTGGTATCATGAATATGAATTTGCAAGAAATGTATTTTCAAATTACATGATTACTGCATTGTGGCTAAAAAATGAATTAAACGAACAAGAATTTAAACTTGTAAACAAGTATATCAAAAAGATGTACAAAAAGTTTATAAAGCCAACAGAATTTAAAAGTCAAGAACAAGGTTTCTATGCTATGGCTAACGGTGGCACATCAGTATTAGTTTATGCATCTTGGACAGATAATAAGAAACTTGCCGCAAAAGAAATAAATTTTAGATTTAAAGAAATGAACAGGCTATTTTATGAAGATGGTTATATCAATAATAATTCATTTAGAGGATATAGAGCTCAATGGTATCATTCTTATGGGTTAGACATTGCACTTGGTTATGTTTATATTGCTGAGTTATGGGGTGCAGAAGTACCAACTAAATTACAAAACAAATTAGTTAAAGCATCTAAATTAGTTAATCTTGCAATAACTGATTGGGACAAGTTTAAAAGTAGAAAGTATATTGGTGAAAATCACAATGCACTTAATAATCCAGCAGATGCTATAAAACATACTCACCAATTTGCAATTGCAATAGATACACTAATGCTAGAAGTAACCAACGTAGAACTAGAGTACGATCCTAAATATCTTGGAAAAAGAAAGTATCAAATTACACAATCCTATGGAATAGATGAATTAATAGGATTTCCGTCAGGATGTATACAATGACAGCACCGTTATATAAACTAGGACTAACACCTAAACTAGTAGACGAAGATACAATAGATATTAGCGAGTTTGATCCTAGGCAAAGAACAAATATTAGGTTATATGGATTGGAATGTAAAGATTGGACTCCATTAATGATTAGTGATTATAAAAGAAAATGGGCATCGACTAGTACACCAGTAGTAGTGTTTGACTATGATGGTGCTCTAAAGTGGTGCAAAAAACATTTATATCATCATACTTTTAATGTTATAAAGTGGTCAAATCCAGACGATAGCCATACAGTACATTTTGAAAAAGAAGAAGATGCAATGCTATTTAAATTAGCGTTTAGTGGTTGACATAACCACTTTACTATCATATAATAATACAATTATGGGAATGGTTAAAAAAGTGAAAGAATCAGAGAATAAAATAAAATTAGTTAATAATGGCGGAAGCCTAAGTGAAACAGACTTGCAATTAATTGCAGGTACAGAATTAGTTATAAACATGATGAGAAATAGATTATGTGTGGTAACTAATAACAATGACATAGCCTGGCAAGATCTAATGATAGATGTACAGGGCTTATATCATATTAGACCGTTAGATAAGTCTAAAAGAGTATATCAGCTATGGTTTGAATCCAAGCAAGATATAGAGCAATTTAATAAGAATCTTTATGTTAGTAAGTTAAGCAATACCGCACACGAACCGGCATAAATAAACATAGTAGTTAATTATATTCTACAACAAGGAGAAAACAATGGCAGAAGAAGAAACAAAAACAGTTGAAGTCGAAGCGCCTAAAGATGCAGGCGAAATGGTAGGACTAGCCCTACAAGATATCGTTCTTTCAGCTAACATTATTGACCTAGCAACACAACGTGGTGCTTTTAAGGCAGCAGAAGCAGGTCAAGTAGGTGCATGTTTTAACAAGTTAGTAGCTTTCATTAAAGCAAATACACCTAAACCAGAAGAAAAAGAAGAAGATAAAGCACCAGCAGATGCAGATGCAGACTCTTCTGATAATTCCTAACAAGGAGAAATAATTATGAGTATGAACATAAAACACGTGGGTAAGACTCACACAGGAAAAAAATGTGTAGTGGTATTCAGAGAAGTACCAGAAGAGCCACATAACTGCTTAATCGTAGATACAGATGCACTTCCAGATTGGATGCATGATGATATCATGAATGCAGTAGAATCACCAGGCGCTCAACAAAGCAATGACTTTTATGAGTATGCAGAACGAACAGTTCTAACAGATGGTACTAATATGCTACAAGCATTGCACACCACAGGTAGACTACAAAAATTACCTACAGATCAAATCACACTGACTCCAAACAATGAAGTAGCAGTTGGATTAACTGAGATTAATAATATTGTACGTGAAAATACTGGTGATAAAACAGTAGTTGCTCCATCAACTGAACAGGTTGGTATGGCAGGAAAAGATACAGCACCTACTCCAGTAATGGAAAGTGCAAGTGCTCCTAGCAACAACGACGGTATTAGTGATACTGATTTAGCTAAACAATTCTTAGCACAAGCAAAAGGATACGAAACAGAAGCAAAGAGTTTAAAAGCTCAAGCATATGAATTAGCTCCTGGATTAAAGCCTGGGCCTAAGAAACCAGTTGCTAAAAAAGAATCTGAAGCAGTTTCAGAATAATACTAATTAAGGGAATAACATGCCAATAGAACGAAAAGACAGGTCTTTCGATCTGATCTTTGACCAAGTATCTATGGATCATGTTCCAGCTGAATATATCAAGGAAGTTAGAGTAGATCTAGGTACAGGTGAAAGAATAACACTAACAAAAGAAGATTTGCAGATGATTAAAAACAAGTCTGCAGATGAAATTATTAAAGCATTAACAGTAGACTCAATGTCTAATATCAGTTTAAAGTTAGATTACACTGCTATTAAATCAGATGTTATGCGAGGTGTCTCGGGCTTTTTAGGAAAACACTTTGACGACAAGTAACATATGGTTTTGTGGAATACCAGGAAGTAGGTGGAGCGGTATCGATATACAGATGCGTTCCATTTTACCCTGTGATCGCACAGACGAAACTCCAGAAAGAACACAATATCACAGAGCGTTTGATCCAAACGATGCTAATAATGGTCATCGTGGTAGCTATTGGGGTCCTGGCATGGGATGTGGTAAAGACTGGGTAGACTTTAATTTTTTAACAAAAAACAAATTGCAAGATGATATTAATAATGTATTCTCTGGTACAGGATATAGAATAATTAAGAGTCATTTTTTTGCAAGAAAATTTAACTTAGACTTTATATGGAATAACTTTCCAGGTGATCGTATAGTGCTAATATATAGAGAGCCTCAAAAAAGTTTTGCGTGGTGGAGTGAAGTAATGGATATGGCACCAGAACATTATCCAGACTATAGACCAGGATATACTGACTATAACACCATGCGTGAATTACTATGGAAAGAGTCTGCAATTATAACAGACTTTGCCATACGTAAAGGATTAACATTCAAACCTTACAGTACACATGAATTTTCCTCTTGGAAAGGTTTTGACCATGCTAGTGCATTTCAAATAGACTTTGAAAAGATAAATAATACTAAGCACAAAGATGTTTTTATAACATCGTGTCAAATACCAAATCAAAGGAATAATGTTCATGACTTTCCAAAATCTTAAGAACATACAGTATATTGATAAAATTAATACTGAACGTTATCTTGCGATTGGACAAAATAAAATATAGAGAATAATATGTCAGATAGTAAATTACCAAGCGATACTTTTTGTATACTTCCGTGGATACATTTAAGTACTAGACCAGATGGAAGTATGAGAGTATGTTGTACTGCTAACGCATCAAGTGTAGGAGCAACAAATGATAAAGCACACGGTGGAAGAGTAGGTATTGTTAAAACAGAAGATGGCAAGCCTGCTAACCTAAACAACAGTGATCTTAACAGTAGTTGGAATAACAGCTATATGCGAAGTGTTAGACAAATGATGCTTAAAGGCGATAAGCCAGCAAGTTGTTTAAAATGCTACAAAGAAGAAGATGCAGGACACAGATCAAAGCGTCAATGGGAAACAGACTATTGGATGCGTGATGGTATTGATGTTGACGAACTAGTAGCTCAAACATACGAAGATGGATCAACAGATAGTAAACTACGTTATATTGATATTCGTATGGGAACTAAATGTCAATTAGGTTGTGTTATGTGTAGCCCACATGATAGTTCAGGTTGGGTGAAAGACTGGAACAAGTTATATCCAAATATTACAAATGAATCTCTAAAAGAAACTATGAATTGGGATTCTAAAGGTAAAACGTTTGGTGCTAGTTATAATTGGCACAAAGACAATCCAGTATTTTGGGATCAGTTTTATGCACAAATTCCATACATTAGACAGTTATACTTTGCAGGCGGCGAAAGTACAGTTATTGAAGAACATTATAGTATTTTATCTAAAGTTATTGAAATGGGGTATGCACATCAAATTGAAGTACGTTATAATTCAAACGGAATTGAACTACCAGATAGACTATTAGAACTATGGACACATTTCCAAAAAGTACGTTTCCATTATAGTATTGACAGTATTGGTGTAATGAATGATTATATTCGTTACCCAAGTGAATGGGACCATCAACTTAAAATGTTTGAACGTTTAGATAAAGAAACATCTAACAATGTAGAAGTTACAATTGCATGTGCCGTTAACGCTCTTAACATTCATTATATTCCAGACTTCCTTAAATGGAAACTTCAGGATAGCGGACTAAAGAAAACAAATATGTGGCCATTTGGTGCAGGCGGTATTAACTATCACTTTGTATACTGGCCAGGACATTTGAATGTTAAAGTACTACCAGATGAATTCTTAGATAAGACTGAAGCTAAGTATGAAGAATTTATTGAATGGTGGAAAGAAAATTGGGAACTAGGTGTTCCAAGTTGGCATAAAGGTAAAGTAACCAAAGAACAATGGCTAGATGCGAGTTATGGAATTAAACGTTTACGTGGTATGATTAGTTTTGCTCGCAGTGAAGATTGGAGTAGACGCTTACCAGAATTTAGAGAATATATTAATAAACTAGATGAGTTACGTGGAACTGATTTCCGCAATACATTTCCAGAAATGGCATACTTACTAGATGAACCGGAGAATGATAAATGAAATATTTATTAGTCGCACTTGAAAATGAAGTGCCAAATATCGATTTACCCGATGATTATACACTAATGATTACAGGTGTAGGTAAAGTAAATGCTACTGTAATGGCTACTATTGCCGCTAGACAACCAGACTGTGAATGTATTATTAACTACGGAACAGCAGGAACTTTTAATCCTAAACTAGTTGGTAAACTACACAGAATTGGAATAGTAAAACAACGCGATATGGATGCAAGACCACAAGCACCATTAGGAACTACTCCATACGAAGATACAAAATTCAGCAGTGATTTGCAACTTTATAAAGGAAGTAAATTTACATTAAGCACAGGCGATAACTTTGTAAAAGCCAACCCCGAAATGCAAAGTGACTTTGTAGACATGGAAGGGTATGCTATTGCAAAAGTGGCAGGTATGTTTAATAAGCCATGTATGATGTTAAAATATGCAAGCGACTTAGCTGACGATAAAGCACCAGAAGAATGGGAAAAGAATCAAGCCAAAGGCAAAGATATGTTCCTAAAATGGCTAGATGATTTAGAAAAGAATATCCAAGAAATAAACGATGAGTAATTCGGGCTTTTGTGCATTACCATTTGTTCAATATAGTACTTACAACGGAGGACGTTTTAGACTTTGTTGTATGGCTAAAGAACCTAAAGAACTAGTCAATCAAGAAGAACTAGGAATTGATGGCACTTGGAATCACAATTATATAAAAGACGTAAGACGCAGAATGACTGCTGGTGAGAAATTATCAGAGTGTATTGAATGTCATCATTTAGAACGTAACGGAATAATGAGCTCACGCCAATGGGAAAATAAAGTGTGGGCAGACGTAATAGATGATGTAGTAGCAGACGCATCAGCTAATGATTGGGAGATTGACCAGCCTCTACAATTTGATTTTAGACTTGGTAACTTATGTAATTTGCAGTGTCAAATGTGCAACAAAGAAGCATCTCACTTAGTGAGTGTGGAAAGAGCCACAATGGTACAAAGCGGACTCGGAGCGAACCATCCTGATTGGGACGGCAATATTGCAAACAAAAAACAAGCATTACTTCAACCTGGAATAGAGTGGGAGAGCTTTGAAAGAATGTTACCATATGCTCGCAAAATAAAACTAATAGGTGGCGAGCCTACAGTTGCTCAAGACATGTTTAAATTGTTAGACATTGCAACTGCAAGTGGTCATGCAGAACATATAGAATTAAGTTTTTATACAAACATCACTAACATGCAAGATAAATGGTTAGACCAACTATCTAAGTTTGAGAAAGTGATTGTTAACTGTTCATTGGAAGGAATGGAAGATATGAATGATTATCTTAGGCCTCCAAGTAAGTGGGCAAGTGTATGGAAGAACTTTGATAAGTTAGTTAAGTTCTCAGATACAAAAGAAGGTAAACGTATAAAGGTACGAGTTACTACAGTAAACCAAATAACCAATGCATTGCATACTGCTACATTTTGGAAGTTTATGCATGATTATCAGATGACTAGTAATAGAGGCATTGGTATGAGTACTAACCAATTAGTAGAGCCAGCATACTATAGTATGGCACATGCTCCTGAATGGTTGAAAGAAGAACAACGTGAACAGATTTTGGAATTTCTCAAAAGCATTGGCAACAGTCCACATTTTGAGCAATACGAAGAACCTCTTATGGAACTTGTTAATTTTAGTTTGGATCCTGAGCATAAGTATGATGCTGACATCATGCGCCAGTATGTCAAGATCACCGAAAACTACGACAGATTCAGAGGACACGACATTATTCAAGTGTCGCCCGAATTTAGAAGAATTAAAAGAGACCTCTGATTTAACTAAAGCAGAAACCTATCATCGATGGGATTGTAAAGTAACTGTAGACTTTTAAAACTTTTTAATACGTTCTGCCATACATAGCTCAGGCTTGAGCAAACTTTCATTTAATATATCAGCTTCAAAGCATTGTAACTTTGTGCCAAATACAATTTGGTGAGTAATCCATTGTGCATTAAAGAACCAAATATCACCTGGATCAAAAGTAATATAATGTAATGGGTGGTGAAACTGATCCCATTTTTCTTCATTCCATACACATCTATCACGCATTCCAGTAATAAATGTATGTATGTTGTTTTTATCTAGTTCACCTAAGTTAAACTTATCTTTGTACATGTTATACATTTGTTGTAAGTCTGGACCAAACGATAATACTCTAGGACGCTTTTTATCTAATTGAACAAACATACGTATCTGTTGTTCTAGTCCAGTGTGTTGTTCATCTAGTTCGTCCAAGTGTAGTTTATTTTCTACTAGTGTATTATATCTATGACTAAGCATACGTTCACTTGTTTTGTAATGTGGGAATAACATATCAAATACTTCGTTCCATCCATTGTTAGCTTGTTTGTGTTTTTGATGAAATACATTAATTTGCTCGTCATTCCAACCACGTTCTATATGCATACGTGATCTATTTTTAATATGACTGTTATACCAAGGCATAATCCATTTGTTATCTTTAATAGTCCAGTCTGGTAAGTCGTCATAGTAATCATAATCTAATTGTGGTATAGTTAGATTTTTAATAACCACCGGCCAGCCACTTTCAAATGCTTCGTATAGTTTAAAATTGTCTTTTAGGTCGTGTTTATTAGCGTCGAAAACATTGACAATGAAGTCGTTTCCTGCTATAATATCTTTAGCGATACGGGTCATGTTGTATAAAACTCCATTTGTGTGTATAGATAAATACATATATATTTATGCAAGTAAAAATCCAAGTTCAACGCATATTGAACAAACATCATATGAGAATAAAAAATGACAAAATCAGTTAATGTATGGAGCGAATTTCAGCCCCTAAAAAGAGTAGTGCTAGGAGCACCGTTTCCACCTGAAACATTTGATTGGCACGAGGACGAAGAAACACGCAATGTAATGCGTCAAATCTTTAAAGAAACAGCCGAGGACATAGCAGTGCTGGAGGGAATATTAAAGGACAGAGGTATTGAAGTAGTACGTCCTAAAAATATATTTACAATCACAGGTGAAGAACAAATTAAATTACCATGGATGCATTGTGGGTTTCCTAACCACCCATTAATGCCACGTGATACACTTATGCCTTATGGCAATAGTATATTTGAATGTTTTACAGGTAGCGATAATCGTTACTTTGAGAATCTCGCATATTACGATCATTGTAGTAAATGGTTTAGTGAAGGTGCAGATTGGGTTAGTATGCCAGGAGTATTAGTAGAAAGTGGTAAAAAATATGACCACTTTGTAGATAATCATCGACTGCTTTATCATGCGGCTAACATGATAAAGTGTGGACGCCACGTTTTGTTTAGCCAACCCTATGAGGGAGACAATAAACGAGGCAGAGGTACGGAGCTGGGCCGTGAATGGATTCGTAGAGAAATAAAACTACGTTATCCAGATACAAAGTTTTTGGACATTCCAGTAGGAGGACATATCGATGGTAAAATAGCATTGCTAAAACCTGGTGTGCTAATGACCTGGAATGCAAATTGGGTTCCTAAAGAAATGGAAGGTTGGCACATTATTGAAGTAGATGATGATTTTGACATGCCAGAAGATTTCCAACAAACTCGTAAGAAAAGATTCCACAAAGAATATGTAAGCAAGTGGTTAGAGCATTGGGTAGGTTGTCCAGACGAAAGTGTGTTTGATGTTAACGTACTATCACTAGATGAAAAGACGGTAATTTGTACAGGTAAAAATGAACAAGCATTTGCTGAAATGGAAGCACATGGCATTGAACCAATATACTGGAACTTTAGACATCAGTATTTTTGGGATGGTGGCATACATTGTTTAACAAGTGATATTGTTAGAGAAGGTGGGCAGGAAGATTATATAACTAACAAAAGGTACTATTAATGAGTTGGTACAAGAACCTACATAAATTACAACTTGACCCAACAAGTCATTGTAATGCAAGATGCGGTGCTTGTGCTAGAAATATATACGGTGGTGAAACTAGACACGACTTGGAATTAAAACATTTTGACTTAGAGTTATGGAAAAGAATAGCAATCGAAGACACTAAAGAGTGCTACATAAATCATTTAAGTCTAAATGGAAATTGGGGCGATGCTTTAATGCACCCAGATATAATAGAAATAATTGAAATTTGGAATACATATCATCCAGAAAGTGAAATGGCAATAGCAACAAATGGAAGCCTACGTAGTACAGAGTTTTGGAAAAAGTTAGCCAACGTACTAAGAAACACTCCTCGACATAGTCTTGAATTTTCAATGGATGGAATGGAAGATACACATCACATTTATAGAAGAAAAACATCACATTCAAAGTTAGTAGATAATATTAAAACTTTTGTAGATGCAGGTGGAACTGCAAACATATATATGACTTTATTCGAACACAACAAACACCAAATTAAAGAAGTAGCAAACTTATCTAAAGAATTAGGTGCTGATGGATTTTATATAAGGCATAGTCATCGTAGTAAGATGAAAATTATAGACGGTGAAGAACGATACGATATAGAAGGTTATTTTCCAAAAATAATAAAAGGCTCTTTTACTTTTCCAAAAAATAAAAAAATAAATAGTGATGCAAGAGATAGTAAAATACACATACAAAATAATGAAAAAATTAAACCAAATACAACAAGTAAATGTCCTTGGAAACAACAACACAAAGTACAAATTGATCCATGGGGAATAATATGGCCTTGTTGTTATGTAAGTAAGTATGGTGGTGGTGGGTCAATGACAGGTTTTAATATGGACGAAATTTTTTCACCAGGCAATGATAATATTATTAATAATGTATTTGAACAAAATGATGTAAACAAGTATACCTTAAAAGAAATATTAGAAAATAAATGGTTTAATACAACAGTAGATAATGCAATAGCAAAGTCTGAATGGAATATTTGCAATGAAACTTGCGGAATATAAGGAATAACAATGAATTGGTATAGACAGATACATAAATTACAAATAGATATAACAAGTCATTGTAATGCTAGATGTGGTGCTTGTATAAGAAATATAAATGGAGGTGCAACTCATCCAGGTTTAAAACTAACCCATTTTGATGTAGATGTTTGGAAACGTATGGCTACCGAAGACACTAGAGGTTGGTGGGTTAGGCAGCTAACACTAAATGGAAATTGGGGCGATCCAATGATGCATCCTCATTTAGTAGAAATGTTAGAAATATGGATTACTGCTCACCCGGAAACTTTTATATCTATTGCAACAAATGGAAGTATGCGTAGCACTAAGTTTTGGTCAGACCTTGCTACAATATTACGTAAAGGATCTCATCACAAAGTTGATTTTGCAGTAGATGGAATGGAAGACACGCATCATATATACAGACGAAAAACTGTGTTTTCTAAACTAAAAGAAAACATAAAAGCATTTACAGATGCAAAAGGACAAGCAATTGCAGTAATGACAATGTTTGAACATAACAAACATCAAATAGAAGAAGTAAAAGAATTGGCAAGAGAAGTAGGTTGCAAACACTTTATTGCAAGAAGAAGTCATAGTGATCATATGCTTATCGAAGACGGTGACGAACAATACGAAATAAAAGGTTGGTATCCAACTGGAAATGGCGAGCATGTAATTGATAACGATACTCCGGAACTTGAACAAGACTTTCCCGAAAACGAACATCCACTAAGTGTAAATAGAGACAGAATATGGATGAGAGCTAATGAACGTTTTGAAGAATTAAATGATAATCATATACCAAGTAAATGTCCTTGGAAAGATGAAGGGGAAGTACAAATAGACCCATGGGGTGTTGTATGGCCTTGTTGTCATGTAAGTTTATATGGCGGTGCTGGAGCATCAGAAAATATGTCTATAAAATTAAACTTTAATGAAGAAGCTGAACAAACTAATTTTATCGAAGAAGGAAAAGAATCAAACAGTTTGCATAATAGATCGTTAAAAGATATATTAAATAATCAATGGTATAATGATACACTTAATCATGCTATAAAAAATGCAGATTATGATGTGTGCAGACGTAGTTGTGGGATATGTAAATAATGTACGTTAATCCAATGTTAAATGATACACGCTATCCAACGTGCTTGGCACCTTGGAATGCACTCACTATTAAATGGGGCGGTAATGTATTGCCTGACATTATATATAATGGCAAGTTTGGTAATATTACTAAACAAACATTACCAGAGTTATTGAACAGTGAAGAAGCAATAGCATTAAGAAAATCACATGCAAGTAGAATAGTACCAGAGGCTTGTTTGGCTTGTACTAAAAAAGAGCAAAGTGGTAAAAGTCGTAGAATGTATTTTTGGGATAAACTAGACGAAGATGTAAAGCGTGGTAGTATTAAAAACAGTGTAGACAGTAAACCTGATATACGCTACTTAGACTTTACTATCAGTAACAAATGTAACCTAGCGTGTATACATTGTAATCCATTTGTTAGCACAGGTTGGACTAAAGATGGAAAGAAACTAAACAAAGAGAAGCCTGATTACTGGAAGCAAGCACAAATCGGCTATCATGGAGTTGAAGACATGTCATTCCTTGATAACTTGTTTGCTGATCCAGAATACTTTCGTAATTTACAATGGGTAGCATTAAGAGGTGGAGAACCTTTATATGATGAAAGTTGTAAAGCAATATTACAATGGTTTATTGATCAAGGATTAGCAAAAAACATTATGCTAGATATTAGTACAAATGCAACTGTATTTGATAACGACTTCCAAGAAATATTTAAACATTTTAAACATATTGAATTGCTTATTAGTATTGAAGCAGTAGATGAATTATACAGTGTAGTACGTGGTGGATCGTATACATTTGAACAGTTAGAAGAAAACATAGAAAAGTTTTACACATACAATAATATTGAAGTTGTGTTTGCAGTAACAGTTATGCTAACAAATGTATTTGGATTAGATAAAGTATGGAACTGGTTTAAAGAAAAACACATGCATAGAGCAAGTATAAGCATGAGCAACGTAGTAGTAAATCCTACATACCTCAATATTGCATACATGCCGGAGGTGTTAAAGTATATTATGTATGATAAATTACTACAGATACCAGATCAAAGCATTTGGCCTAAAGGAAGTTATCATGCAGATGAGATACATTATCAAACAGGTATCCATGCTATTAGAGATGGATTACAAGTCGAAGTAGATGAAGTAGAACAAGAAAAGCAATGGAAGTGGTTTGTTAAGTATACGAAAGACTTAGACAGATTACGTGGCACAGATACATTTGCACTAATAAAGGAATTAAAATTATACAATGAGTAACCCAGATTTTGGAAAGACAGGAAACAGTGTATGGAACCAACCATACATGGATCACCTCAATGAAACATTCTTTCCTAACATAGATATATCAACACTGGCAGACGAATCTAACATAATGTTAGACAGATATCAAGGCTGGATTGAAAGCAGTAAACTAAACAACTTTACTGGACTAGATGCATTTCCTTATAGGTTTGCAAGTGTAGGTACTACACAAACGCTAGACTGGTGGCACTACTATTGTTCAGTGAACAACCTTAACCTCAAAACATTTAGAGGTGAGTATCCATATAACAGAGACGCATTGTTACACACAAATTTAGAATGGGGCGACAGTATTGATGACAAAGGATTAACACAAGGCGATGCAGTATTAGTAAGTGTACCATTCAGTGGTACTGGTAGAGTTCCAGAGCGTTTTGATGATATGATTAAAATATGTAATCAACTAAACATTCCAGTGTTGGTTGATTGTGCATGGTTTGGTACTTGCTTTGACATAGATATAAACTTAGACGAGCCTTGTATTAAAATGGTAGCATTTAGTACTACCAAAGGATTAAGTTGTGGTAATTGGCGTGCGGGTATTACATTCTCACGCATCAACGAAGGTAGCCTAGAAGTGCAAACAGATTGGAATCATGGAAACCATCTCAACACTGCAATTGCTAATAGGCTTATGGAAAAGTTTTCACCAGATACTATTCCTAAAAAGTATATGGACTCACATGTAGCAATATGCGATCATTATGGATTTGAAATGACAAACACCATACACATTGCACTAGCACCTAGACATACAGAATATGATGAGTTTCACAGAGATGGAATATACAACAGAATTAATATTTCAAAAGCATTAAAGCGTTATAAAAACAAAGGAACCTTTTATGAATAGGCTACCTGCTAACGCATGTGCTTATCCATTTAAAGCAGAAATGCTTATGCATGGACAACCTGCAACTCCGTGTTGTAGATTCCATACAAGATTTTTGCCAGACGATAAAAGTTTTACTGAAATACGTGAAACTATGATGCGTAATGAATGGCACCCAGGTTGTTATAAATGTAAGTCAGATGAAGAAGTAAAAGGTAGCAGTATGAGAACTGATGCAGATGAATTCTTTGATGACTTTACAGATACAGTACGTTTAGAGTATTTAGAAATAACTGTAGGTAGACTTTGCAACTTAGCATGTTTAAGTTGTGGAGCAGAGTTTAGTCATACATGGGACAAGGATGAACTTGCATTGGGTATAAGTGACGAGGCCAAAATTGAGAAGTTAAAAGAAGTACAAGAATATGATTTAGATAATTTAGATTTAGACAAACTAAAGCATGTTAAGTTTATTAAAGTAACAGGTGGCGAGCCGTTCTTACATAGACAGTTTTTAAACCTAGTTGTTAGACTAGCAGACAGTGGAATAGCAGAACAGATTGACTTAGAGATATTTACGAACTGTACATGGTTTCCAAAGAAACTTGAGCTTGATGCATTGTTAAAATTTAAGCGTATACAACTAAGTCCTAGTATTGATGGTGTAGGCACTACAAACGACCTTCTACGTTACCCTAGTAAGTGGGAAAATATAGAAGCTACACTTGACAAGTGGATAGAAGTAAAAGACGCTACAGGACGCTTAAAAATAGCTACAGCCACCACTGTAAGCGTTATTAACGCTCCACAGCTACATGAGTTTATACATTGGGCAAGAGTGCATAAAGGCATAGGAGTAATGCTACAAACAGTATATGAACCTCATTATTTAAGTGTAGAGCATTGGGGCAACGCATATAGGAAATTATTAAAATTAACAGTAGACCAACAATACATGGGTTTTAATAAAAATGAAAGTAAATTTAGTGCTAGTTATAAATTATTAAATAACTTATGTTCAGTAGTAACTAACGCACAACAAGATAAGACAAAAGATTATATTGTGGAATTAAAAAGAATATTAGCACACAGAGGCCAAGACATAAGCATGGCTCCTAAGTTTGCAAATATATTAAGGCACATGAATTATGATTGATAAAGAAAAATTAAAACAAAGTAGCACATTTTGTATGTTACCGTTCATGCACATTTACGGAACAGCAGGAGGTGACATAGTGCCGTGCTGTGAAGCACAAGAAGTACCATTGAATGATCCAGGTGAGACAGCTCTTGAAAGCTGGAACAATGAAAACTATAAAGAGCTAAGACGAGCTTTGGCCAAGGACGAAAGACCAGAACGCTGTGCAGTGTGCTGGCATAACGAGGATAGTGGGATAGTAAGCAATCGTCAACAATGGGAACAAGACAACTGGAATGAATTTGCTGATATTATTGAAGTGAATGATGACTACAGTGTAAACAATCCACCTATATGGATTGAACTTAAAGTAAGTAATTTTTGTAACTTAAAGTGTATAATGTGTAGCACACATAGTTCTTATAAACGTGTAAAGGACTTAGACATTATAACAAAGTACCAAGATAGTGGACACGAAACAAGATTACTTAGACCAACTACTTTGTTTGACTCTTTAAATGAGTGGCCAGAATTATGGGAACATGTACACACCTTACAGTTTACAGGTGGTGAGCCTATTATTAATCAAGAACACTATGATTTGTTAGAGTCAATTCCACAACATTTAAAGCATAAAATAAAATTACGTTATGCTAGTAATTTAAGTCATATAAAATTTAAAAAGTATGATCTAGTTAAAATTTGGAATGAATTTAAAACTGTTAATATTAAAATAAGTATGGACGGTGTAGGAGATGTGTATAACTTTATCCGTCAAGATGGTGATTGGGATAATGTATATGCTAACATGATGGTACTTGACAGTGAGCCAACAATAGACGTGGCAGCTGGTATTACAATTCAAGCTCATAATATATACCATATGCCTGAGTTCTATGCTTTTTGGAAAAACAGTGATGTTAAACTTAGGTTCATTACTGCTAATATTTTACAAACACCAAGATACTTAGCACCAAGTGTATGGCCAGAAGAATACAGAGAAGCCATTATTAATAAACTAAAGGGTGCTTTAGATGAACATCCTGAAATGCAAAAATTCATTACGTATATGGAAAACAATCAACCTAATATACGTGACTATGCAAAGATGAGAAAGTATAACAGAGATATAGAAGCACGATATCCAAAAGAAGTAACGTTAGCATCAATGCTTGACAAACACTTAAACATGCAACCAGAGAATATGGAAGCAGTGCATAATAGATTATTGAAAGCAGAAAATAAATGAATCGTAAATTAAAAATTAGTGGCGCTGAAGTGCCTGCATACGACATAGCAATTATATTAAAAGTAGCGACTAAATGTCCTGGAAAATGGAAACTAACAGACATGGAAACTGGAGAGGAATATATTGGACAATTACCCACTGAAGAAGATACACATCACTGGAAAAAAATATAGATGATTAAAGTTTTCTTTATAGCAAAAATGAAATCACCAATGCCAAGTGAGTATTTACAGATGAGTAAAAAGATGAGAGAACTAGCAGAAGCTCATCCTGGCTTTATAGATATTACTAGTGAAGAACATGGTGACATTGAGATTACTATTAGTAGTTGGCGTAGTAAAGAAGATGTAATGGATTGGGCCAATAACCCAGAACATATGAAAGCAAAACAAAGATCAAAGGAATGGTACGAATGGGTACGAGGAATACATGTAGAGGCAGTAGATGAAAAAAGGTGAAAAAGATTGGGATTATCAATTCGTAAGTGATTGCGAAATTGTAAATGTTTTTATACCAAAGAACACACATCTTAGTGGCTATGAAGAATTAAAACAAAAACTACAAATGCTACAACAAGTAGAATGTGATAATCACTTGACATCAAGTATAGTTAACTTGTATAATACTAGTAGCATTAGTTGGATAGAACATGTTAGAAAAATGGGACACAAGTATGTTGCATTTTGGTTTGATGGATGTTGGCCTAAAACAGATGGAATTGAAAAGAAAATATTAACTTATATAAATCGCTTAGAAAAAAATGATTGGATTACAGCAGTACATCCAAAGTATGTGGATAGTTTAATGTTATTAAACATAGATGAATTCATAGCCTGGCCTGCCAAAGCACCAAACTTTGGAAGGTATGACTTTTGGGCTGAAAATTGGCTAGGAGATTCAACAGTAGAATTAAGTAAAACTATAGAAAGAAACATTGTAGTGGGTGCTCCAAGAACAGATCCAGTTAACTTTTTAAATGGATTAATGAACAAAAAGTATACTGATCATACGATAGCAAGAGGGGCCAGAGTTATTATTAAACGTAAGAATATACCCAGTAGTCCTATCTATTTTGTTAATACAGAGCCCAGTAGTCCTACAGTAGCAGACCCTATAAAAAACAGTATATTTGAGCAATATGTGGGTGCTACAGCCGGGTTTAAACTGCTATATTACGCTTATACGTACGGTTTAGATATAGACAGTACAAAGTTCGTATGGTACGATTTCGACGCTTACAGCGTTAAATTTAAGCGTCTAATGGTGGAAA